GATGGCCGGCCGGACGTAGCAGGCGAGGTCGAGCGCTTCCTGGTAGGCGTCGACGAGCGCGTCGCGGCCGTTGTGCGCCTGTAGGGCGGTTCCGTAGCGCTGAATGCCTACCTGCTCGCGCTCTACGAGGTCCTGACGGACCAGAGACTGGATTGACGGGCGCTCATTAGGCGTGGGCGCCGGCTGGTCGACGATCTGGGTCACGGTCATCTCCTTGGTTGGCAGACGTGCTGGGCGTGGACTCGCGACGCCATGGCGGGGTCGCTGAGGCGGGTCTCGTCGCGGTAGGCCAGGCCGCCGTTGCGGAGCCGGGTGTAGGTCTGCCGGCCGGTCGCGATGGCGGTGATCTCGGCGCTCAGATCAGGCAGCGGGACGAGGTCGACGCGGGCCGGCAGGCCTTCGTCGAGGGCGCGCAGGATCGGCATCCCGCAGGTGTTGCACGCGGAGAGTTCGGCGGCGGTCGACACGAAGTGGGTCATGGCCGAAATCCGCGTCTGCAGGGTTTGTGGGGTTTGCAGGGAATAGATCCAGCCGACCCCGTAAGGCTCCCCACGGAATGCGTACTCTGCGTAATCGCTTCAAACATTTGCGCGCGCGCGTGGGCTGAAACAAACCCTGCAAACCCCACAAACCCTGCAGACGTCATGAGGGGCCGCCCGGATTGGTGGTGATTTGCCACTGCTTGATGCGTTCGCGGGTTTGGCCTGCGCAGCGGATGACGTATCCGCTTGCCCAGCGTCCGTCGCGGTTGTTCAACCACCGTCCGAGGCTCTTGGCGATGCCGGGCGGGCCGTTCGGATGCCGGATCGCCTTCTCCGCGAGCTCGCCCGGCAGAGCGTCGACGGGGATCGGGCCGGTCGAGATGATGCCGCCCTGGTCGACGTTGCCGAGAAGTTCCTTCGCGGTCCACAGGCTGTCCCCCACCGCCCCGTGTGCGGCTGCGAGGAACAGTCCCCACTCGTCGTCGTCGCTGCCGATCTCGATGTGGGTCGACGGGTGGTCGAAGCCGCCCGGGATGCCGGCGTTGCCGAGGATGCCCTCGAGCGTGCGCACCCAGCGCGCGTATCCGTCGCTGCTGCGCTCCGGCGGCATCGGGCGGCCCGCGGCGACCCAGGATCGGACGATGACGAGCAGCGCGTGCAGCAGCTCGCCGCGCCGGTCCTTGACCCACCGCTCGAGATCGGCGATCGCGAAGCCGGTGCGGTTCTCGGGGTTCGGCACGCCCGGGTCGATGACGGTGCGCAGGGTGCGCCGCGGGAGGTCGCCGCCGATGCTGATGTTGTTGCCGGTGATGGTCCACAGCCGGTCGTTGACGGCGTTGACCCACTCGTTGCCGCCCAGCAGCCGGTCGTCCCACTGGTCCGAGGTGAGCAGGCCGGCCAGGGCGCTGCTCTTGAGCACGCCGGAGACGTTGTCGATGACGACGACGGGCCCGGTGGTGACCGACAGGATGGTGGTGACCTGCTTGCGCAGCTCCGAGTCGTCGCCGGGCATCTCGGCGCGGAAGACGCCGCCGTGAATGTGCCGGGCGACGTTGGCGAGCAGGGTCTTGCCGGAGCCGGGCTGGTGGGCCTCGATGGCGTGCAGCTTGTACGGCGGCGGCGACATGGCCCGCAGCAGCGGGGTGATCAGGGCGCCGAGGAAGTTGGCCCGGTAGTGGTCGTTCTTGAAGGGGAAGCCGTCGATCATCTCCAGGATCAGCTTCACGGCGTCGGTGACGTCGCCGGCGGCCGGCTCCTCGGGCACCCGCGGGATGTCGAGGCCGGGCTCGGGCAGGTAAAGCAGTCGGGTCTTCTCGTCGTAGCCGGGCGTGGAGATGAGACTGCCGTCGGGCCGGAAGACGGGCGAGTGGATGACGCCGCGCAGGCTGCGCAGGTTGGGCAGCATGTCGGGCACGTCGAGAGCGGTGCGAGCCGCCGAGCGCGGGAACAGTGCCGGGACGGGCTCGTAGTCCTCGCCCCGCTTAACCATCCGGAAGACGCCGTAGGTGTAGCTGATGCGCGAGGACAGGGTCGAGTCGGTGACGTTGTGGATCTGCGCGGGGCCGTCCTCGTCGCCGTCGTTCTCCGTCAGTGGGACGTAGCCACCTTCGCCTTCACGCGGTGTGTGCACGACGAAGCCGCCCCGCTTGAAGAGCCCGGACAGTTTGCCCCGCCCGGCTTCGGTCCGCAGCCAGTCGGCGGAGATGGCCGGGTTGGAGGCGTCGATCTCGGGCGTCCAGACGCGCAATCCGGTCGGCGCCGGAGCGGCCGGCGGATCGGGCACCGGCCCGCCCAGGATGTCCATCAGCGCCTCGCGGTGGGCAATGCCGGGGTCGGGCAGGGGTGTGCCGTATCCGGCTGCTGCGAGCTCGCTGGCGGCTGCCGAGTGGTCGCCGCCGTGGTAGAGCGCCGCGTACGCCCCGCCTTTGGAGTAGGACTCGTTTCCCTCGAGCGGCGTGGCACTGGTGGTGAAGACGTGCAGCCGGTCGGTGCCGAGCGCGTTGGTGCTCGCGCTGGTGCCGGTGGACTTGCCGGGCCGGGTCCAGTAAGTGACGCCGTCCTGCTCGTAGTGCTGGTGCCAGCCGGCCGGGACGAGGATGTCGGCCCAGCTGGTGCGCGCGGAGTAGTCGTCGAGCGGGCTGACCGCGCCCGCCGGCCGGGCCACGGGCGTGCCGACGACCGGTCCGACGCCGGGGGCGACGACGTTGGAGGTAGGCGCTGACGCTCCAACGTCGGTGATGGGGTCGATGCGGGCGATCGCAACGTCCAGGGCGTCGACCAGGTGGCGGAACGTGTACCGATAGGCGCTGGCCGAAGAGATGCGGCAGGGCCGAGCCAGGCCTTCCTTGCGGTTGACAGTGCCGGGGATGCGCAAGACCCGAGCGAGGTCGCCTACGCCGCGGCCGTAGTACCAGCCGAGTGAGGCCGCGGTGTGCTCGATGACGCGCTGCCAGTCCTTGGCGAGGCGTCTGGCCTCATCGAGGTTGGCCTCGGTGATCGTGTGCGGCTCGGTGAGCAGCCAGATCGGATAGAGGCCACCGCCGGAGTGGACCCAGATGGTCGGCTCGGGAAGCCCGGTAGCGGCGATGATGGCCCGGCCGGCGGTCTCGTCGGGTGGAAGCTCGCGGACGATGTGTCGGTGCTCGAGGTCGCAGTCCGCCGGGCAGAGGTGGGCATGGTTCACCGTGCAGTCGCGCGGACACCAGAGTTCGTGGCCCGGGCCGGCCAGGTCGAGGTCTGCCCAGAGCGCTGGCAGGGCGGCGCTGTCGGCGGCGCTTCCACGCTTGCCCGGCTCGGGCAGGGTGCTGACGCTCGTGATGCGCAGGTAGATGCCTTCCTTGCGAACCGCGTCGAGACCGGCGATGTAGCTGACCGCCTGGTCGAGCTGGTTCGGCAGGAAGGCGCGCCCGGCCCAGTCGTCGGTGGAGCAGATGAGCAGGTGACCTGGGGAGTCACCGTGCAGGATGCCCAGCCACCGTCGCGCCGTGGCGGAGTCGAATCCGTCGGTGAGGCTCAACTCAGGGCTCCCTGAAGATCGTTATCGGTGTCGATGTCTTGCGGTGAGGGGCGGCGACCCCGCCGAACCGGCGGCTCGGCGGGGTCGCTGTGGTGCTGGAGTGGCTGCGGGTGTCAGAAGGCGGGCTGGGCCGCCTGGGCCGTCTGGGCCGCTGCGACCGCCTGCTGCTGGGCCGGAGTGAGCCGGGACCACATGCCCGGGTCGACGCCCGGGGGCGGCGGCGGAGAGGTGTTCGGCAGGCCCTGCTGAACCGGCTGCTGCGCCACCTGCTGGACGGGCTGCTGGTACTGCTGGGCCGGAGCCTGGGCGGCCGGCTGCTGCTGCACGGGGGCCGCGTACTGCTGCTGAGCGACCGGCTGCTGAACCGTCGGAGCGCTCTGCGGCGCGGTGACACCGGCGAAGGAGACGGCCGGCGGCTGGTACTGGGCGACGTAGAGCTTCGGCGGGTTGAGTCCCTGCTCGGCCTGGCCGTCGGCGACGTACTGGACGGTGAGCTGTCCGCCGGTGTGGATGCCGTTGGCGCCGGAGGCCCGGACGGCGTTGCGGACCGCGGTGGTCAGTTCCTTGCCCTTGATGTAAAGGGTCCGGGTGCCGTCGTCCTCGGGCTTCTGCGGGTCGCGCAGCGTGGTCGACATCTGGACCAGGACCTGCATCTTCGGCGAGCCGTCGGGCCAGGTCTCCGGAACCTTCGTCCGGAAGTCCGTCTGCTGCGACGAGGTGGGCTCGGCGACGACGGTGCCGGTGGCGATCGTGCCGATCTGGTCGAACTTGAAGGCAGGCGATCCGCTGCCCATCAGGATCGAGTTGGCGTCTTGGGGCTGGGTCACAAGGGTCTCCTTGGTGAAGGGGTGAAAGGGGTTGGGCCCCGGTTACCGGCGCCACGGCGGCGCCGGAGTCTGTTAATCAGGCGTCGGCGAGGGTGCGGCCGCCGTGCTGGAACGGCCGATGCCGGTTGTAAGCGACCTTGCGCTCGTACTCGGCTTGTAGGTCGATTCCGAAGACGTCACACGTGTCGAGCAGGCGAATCAGTACGTCAGCCATTTCGGATCCGACGCCTTCTGGCTTGCTGTTCTCCCGCGGTCCGTCAGGTCCGCCAGTGGCGTCGGCGAGCCGCCAATCGCGGTACGCCTCCAGCGCTTCAGACAGTTCGCTGTGCAGCAGGGCGATGTAGTCGCCGAAGGTGTTGTTGCCGGGACCTCCGTCAGCGGAACGCCAGCCTTTATCAACGTTGATCTGGCGCACCTCAGCCGTCATTTCGGCGAAGACCTCTATGGCCTTGTAGGAGGGATAGCTCATTTCTGATTCCTTCCCTGGAGCTTGACGATCACGGGGTCTCAATGAGTCCTGCGGTGGCTTTGGCGACGTGCACGTCCGGTGGCCGGTCGCCGGCGCACCCGGACCAGTCGGTAGCCACGCCGGGCCGGTAGAACGGGCACCACTTGCAGACGTCCTTGCCGGGGGTCGCGGGGACCGCGGAGATGAGGTCGCCGGCCTGGGCGCCGCCGAGGTCGTGGACCAGGTCGACGATCCCCCAGTACCGGTCGATGGCCTTGCGGGCGATGCCCTCGTCGTAGGGCTCGGTCCACTCCTGGCTGTCGTCGTACTGCCACGACCGGGCGAGCAGGACCAGGCGCACCGAGCGGACCTCGCGGCCCTTGTTGGCGTGGCCCATGCCGTAGAGGTGGGCCTGGACCCGGTACTCGACGCTGACCTGCTCGGCGGGGTGCTTGCCGAGACGCTTGCCGGCGCGCAGCTTGTCGAGGGCGGTGTTGCCGACGTACTTCCAGTCGACGACCATGCCGTGGTCCAGGTCGAAGGCGTCGCCGTGGCCGCGCACGGTCGGGTACTCGTAGCCGCCCATGGCCGGTACGCCCTCGATGACGGTGAGCTCGTCCTCGGCCAGCCACCGCTCCCGTCCGAGCTGCTGGTTCCAGAACGCGACGACGTCCTCCATGGACGCGTGGACCGCGGTGCCCTGGAACGGCGCCCAGGTCGGCTCCGTGATCGGCCGGCGGGGCGCGCCGGCCAGCTTGCGGGCGATCTGCTGCTGGCAGGCCGTGCCCAGCTCGGACGGGCCGAGGGCGGTCTGCATGGACCGGGGTCGCTGGGCCTCGAAGTCGATGAGGACCTGGCGCAGCTCCCTGACCGTGCTCGGCGGCGGACCGGCCGGACGCCGGCGGGTTACGACTTCGGGGATCGTGGTGATGAGGCGGGCCTCGGCGTCGCTCTGGTCGACGTTGCCGCAGCAGCGGGCCAGCCAGCCGCCCTCGCCGTCGGCGCGGATCTCGTCGAACACCTCGAACGATGCGCCGCAGCCGGCGCAGGCGCCCTTGTAGGTGGCGGCGAACCACGGCCCGAGGGCTGGACGGTCCGGTTTGGTCACCTGAGCCGGGCCGAATGGGGGTGGGGCACAAGCCAACGCGCCTCGCGCCGTATCGACATCGTCCCCGGCGGTGTAGGGATCATTGGCAATGCGCTGGACTTCCGCCCAGTCGGCGTTGGTGATGGCGTTGAAAAGCGCCTGGCCCTGGCCGGCCGCGTAGTGATCAGGGCCGCCTTCCGCCATCACATGAGCTGGCACAGCCGGCGTGGCGGCCGGCTGCAGTCCGGCGATGAGGGCGGCCAGCTCGGCGTCGGAGACTCCGGTGTCGGTCATTCCGGTATTCCTTCAATGTTCTGCTGACCAGTCATGGGTGTCATGAGACTAGTAGGCCGTTGACTAGAGGTCCATGGATCGAAGAGGGTCAGCTCATCGCTGATGGGACGATTGGCCCAGAGCACCTCTGTCCGGCCCTTCTCGACGCCATTGCCTGTCATCGAGGAGATCTCGACGCGCGACCAGCCCGCGTAAAGCTCCTGGTCGTAGAGATGCGACGGGTAGCCAGAGAGAACCACCGCCGCGGCGGCGCGGTGCAGCGCCTCGGCCAGCTCGCGGTGCTCGTCGTCGGTCTTGAGCTCGTGCCGGTAGCGGCTGCCCGCTCGCGACGACCCGAGGTAAGGCGGGTCGACGTAGAGCAGCACGTCCTCGCTGGCTCCGTACTTGGCGATCAGGTCGAGCGCCGGCATACATTCCAGCGAGACGTCCCGAAGCCTGCGCGCCGCCGGCGGCAATCGGTCGCGGTAGCCGTCGAGGTAGCCGGGAAAGCTGGTGTTCGACCCGCGGGGGTCGATGTAGTAGCGCCAGCCGCTTTGCTTAGTGCGCATTGAGGCGCCGCGCCCTTGGGTGAGCATCACCCAGACCCGACGCGCGGTCTCCAGCTCGTCGGCGACGGGCGGACTGTCGCGGCACGTCAGGTACTCGGTCCGAGAATGCGGAGTGAGCTCGCAGACCCGCATGAGGTCAGCTTCGCGATCGCGCAGGACCCGCCAGAACGTCATGAGGTCGCCATCGAGGTCGTTGACGGTCTCCATCCGTGCTGGCGCTTTGGCCAGCAGGATCGACAGTGATCCGGCAAACGGTTCGACGTAGTGCCCGTGCTCCGGGAACAGCGCGATGATCTGCGCGGCGATGGTCTGTTTGCTGCCGTAATACGGAATCGGCGGACGCAAGGCGATCACAACAGCCCCTGTTCGGCGAAGGCGGTCACGGTCTCCATGCGCCGGCCGTCGTCAGCCAGGTCGGCCCAGGTGTCGTCGTCGGTCTCGTAGTCGTCGTCGCCCCACACGGCGTCCCGGTCGTCCGACTCGAGCTCGAGATCGTCAGCCACGGTCGCCTCCCGCGATGATCAGCGAGGCGATGAAGAGGAAGCCGATGTGCGCGGACTGGTCGAGCGCGTACGCGCCGGTGCCCAGCGTCGGGTTGTCGTCATGGCCCGGCCGGGGCTGGCCCAGCTGGTAGAAGCGCCCCTTGCCGGTGGCGTTGGCCAGCCACTCGACCGGCTTGCGCCGGTCGATGACGTAGTGGCTGACCGCGGAGACGGCCAGGCCGGCCAGGGTGCGCCCGATGCGCGGCCGGTCGCCGGTGGCCAGGGCGGCTGCGGTGAGCGCGACGGCGGCCGTGGCCGTGTAGGTGGCGACGTGCCGGGCGCAGGCCAGCTGGCCCTCGTTACCGGGCAGCGCCTTGGTGCACGCATCCCGGTCGCTCTGGACGATGTGGTCCCCCACCCAGTGCGATGCGATGAGGGCGGCGAAGACGGATCCGAAGTTCACAGCACGCCTCCGGTGGTCACGACGGTCTTGACACGGACATCCGAGGTGACAGGAGTCGTGGGCTTGCTCGGCTTGAACCAACGGTTCGTCTTACCGGCCTTGCGGGTGGCCGTCTTCGGCGCGAAGAGCGCGTAATTGGCGAGACTGCGGGACTCGGCCATCAGCTCGGCACTCGGCGCGGGCACGATCACCTCGGGTGCGGCGCAGCAGCCACAGCCCCGTCCGAGCCACCGGCTGGTGTCGGCCTTCGCGTATCGGCCGGCGCGTTCGATGCTGCTGTAGTAGTTGTTTCCGTTCGGGCCCCACCAGGTCTTGTGGTGGTTGGACCAGATCAGCCACTCGGTTACGAACTCATCAGGAAACAGTTGTTCGACGACGCCGGGCCGACCGACGTGCCCGCACGGAGAGCAGACGGAAATACGCCACCAGCGGTCGTTGCCGAGGTCGCTGTTCGGCGGAAGCTCGGCTAGGACGTACTGGTCGCCCGGCTTGATGATTCCGGCGCAGCCACTTCGATTGCTCTCGCAGTGATAGGTCTTCCGGGCAGTGCGGAGACTGAGGTACTCGTCGCCGTTCCGCACGCGGACCGGATTTTTGGTGGTCACGAGGGAAGTCCTCTCGGGCTGGCGATGACGACGACCTGCTCAGCCGCCCTGGTGATTGCGGTGTACAGCCAGCGCTGGCCGTTTAGGTGGCCGGCGGCGCCCGCGGCGTCCGGGGGTGAGCCGGCGGCCATGGCGTCCTGGGCGGCGGCCCGGGCGAAGATCCAGGACTCGTCGACGACGAGGACCCGGTCCCACTGAGAGCCCTGGCTCTTGTGGCAGGTGATGGCCTGGGCGAAGGTCATCGCGGCGACGTTGCCGCGGCCCTCGCGCTTGGCGTGTTTCTCGCCTTCCTGGCCGGTGAATCCGGCCCGCCAGGCGGTGATGCGACGCTCGTGGCCGCTGTCGTCGCGGACGAGCATGGTGACCCGGTCGGCGCCGGACTCGCCGTCTTTGACGCTGACGACGGTGAACTGCTGGCCGTTGAAGATGTCCGCCTCGGCGGAGTTGGCCAGGCCGATGACCCGGTCGCCGGTTTGTGGGATGTCACCGGTGAGCCCGCGCAGTCCGCGGAGCAGGTGGATGGCCTGCCAACGGACCTTGTTGGTACCGACGAGGACCTGGTCGAAGCCGGCCACCTCGTCGCGGCTGACCGCGAGCTTGCGGCCCGAGTCGCCGTCCATGCCGCCCATGCCGAGCGACCGGTCCCCCGGCATCGACTGGCGCACCGAGGTGGCCAGCCGGGTGACCGGGGAGTCGAGCGCGGACCGGTGGATCTCGGTGAGCAGGTGGTCGGGCTGCGCATTGATGAAGTAGCCGCCGCCGTCGACGGGGGGCAGCTGGGCGGGGTCGCCCAGGCACAGGATCTTCACCCCGAACGAGAGCAGGTCGGCGGCGATCCGCTCGCCCACCATGGACACCTCGTCGAGCACCAGCAACGGCGCGCCGGCCAGCTCGCTGTCCTCGCGGAGGATGAAGTCCGGGGTGTGCAGCTTCTCGGTCTCGACGGCGATGGCCCGCTCGAGCAGACCGCGCTCGGTCGGATCGGTCTCGTCCTCGAGCTGGCGTTTGAGCTCGTCGAGCCGGGCCCGGACCTTTTCCACAGGCTGATAGATCAGGCTGTGGATAGTGCGGGCGTTGTCGCAGCCCTTGGTGCGCAGCACGTAGGCGGCCTTGCCGGTGAACGCGGCGAACAGCGCGCGGACACCGAGCTGGTCGACGATGTGCCGGGCCAGGGTGGTCTTGCCGGTGCCGGCGTAGCCGAACAGCCGGAAGACCTGCTTCTCGTCGCCGGCGAACCAGTCGCTGATCTTCTGGATCGCTTCGAGTTGCTGGGGTGAGAAGTCCATCCCCGCGGTGGAGGGAGCCGCGGGGATGGACGGCTTCTCGCTGTCGACGCTGGTGCCGATCAGATCGGCCAGCCGGACGTCGTCTGTGTCGGTGAGGTTCATGCCGATGCTCCTGCCGGCTGGAGGCGGTGCCCGCCGGGTCCGAAGAGTGCGGGCAGGCCGAGCCGCGCTCGCGCCTTACCGACTGCGCTGGGGTTCGGAAGGTTGAGGCGCAGGGCGATGGCGCTGTCGCTGAGGCCCTCTGCCCAGAGCTCCTTGACCCTGAGGTCTCGCTCTGTGCCGGACGACTCACCCATGATCTGGTGGATGTCGTTGGTTCTCCGCCGGAGCCGCTCGGCGATGGCGTGATCGCTGAGTCCCTGGGCGCGGCCCGCCCGGATGACCTCGCGTCGCTCTTCGAGGCCCATCACGCGGAACAGCCGGAGGTCGCCCGCGACCCCGCGGTCGATGCGGGTGTGGTCCCAGGGGTAGTCGGCCGGGAGCTCGGCGGAGCAGTTGGGACAGACTGTCGGCCCCTTGCGTCCGCCCAGCTCACTGTCCTGCATCTCGCGGGCTTTGCTGCCCGAGCGGACGACGCCGCCCCACACGTAGTGCTGCTCGTTTCTGTCGACGGCGTAGCGGCCGCACTCTTCGACGAACGGGCACCGAGCCTGGCAGATCAGCGCGGCGGTCTTGAGGTCGTAGCTGCTCTCCGACGTCCAGATCGTCTGGTCCTTGGCTCGTTCCGGCGAGCAGGCGCGCAGCGGGCTGGTCATCCAGTCCGGACCGGCGTCCACCGACAGCTCGTCGACCGGTGGCCGGGTGGCGGGGCGGCCGGTGATCCTGCGCGGCATCAGTGGTCACCGTCTTCGGTCACGTTCTCGGCCCAGTTCTCGACCTGGCCGGCGACGGTGGCCCGGTAGTAGTCGAGCTGGCGGTCGGCCTGCTGCAGCCGCTGCTTGAGCCGGCGGACCGTTCGGGTCGCGGACGCCGCCCACCAGATCGCGACGCACGCGGCGATGAAGCAGACGAGGCCGCCGAGGAAGCAGGCGATGGTTGCTGCGCTGACCCTCATGCGACCAGCTCCAGCTCGTCACCGGTGATGGCCTCGACGACGGCGGCGACCAGGTCGCGCGCCGATGGCGGCGTGACGGCGTTGCCGAGCATTCGCACCCGCTCGCGCTTGTTGCCGAGGAGGATGTAGCCCTGCGCGAATGCCATGCCCGCGCGGATCTCGTCGACATCGAGCATCCGGAAGGTGCAGTCTTCGACGGCTATCGCAGTGCCGAGCAGAGCATCGCCTTGGATCGTCGTCTGCGCCGGCATGGGCAGATCGACGGGTCGAAGGTCGCCGCGCTTGGAGTACGGAAAGAGAGCGTGATCCCAGCGAAGCAATGACTGGTGCCCGGCGGTGGTCAGTGCGCGCAACGGCTCGTCCAGCGGCGTCGACATCTGCCCAGCGTCTCCACGAGGGGTGTTGTTTCGCATGACGACGCCCTGGTGGGTGCCGCCCGCCGCAAAGGCGACCAGCGGATGGCTGCCGGCCGGCCGGGCCACCCCGTTGTTTCGGAGCGGAATGACCAGCGCGTTCTCGTGCCGAGCTGTCTGAGCTCGCATCGGGAGACCGACGGGCCGGGCCTGCTTGCCCTCACGTCCCTCGACCGGCATCAGCATCGGCTCAATCAGGGCGTGATTCCCGCCGTCGGCCACGATCGTCACCAGCGGCTCGTCGACGCCGCTGGTGCGTGGCCGACCGGAACGCAGGGGGTCCAGGAAGGGCGGGCAGACCAGGCCCTCCGACTCCCGGGTCGTGCGAGTCCGCATGGGCTCGTCCGTCGGGGAGGCGGTCGTGTTCAATCCGCCACCGGCCGGAACCAGCATGGGCGGAATGGCCAGCCCTTTCGACGCCGTGGCGTGCAACACGGTCAGGGGGTGGTCGACGGGCCAGGTGCGCACGCCAGGGTGGCGCTCGAAGGTGTGGCCGGCCGCCTCAAGGGTTATGGGCCGTGCGTACCGACGCAGCCCTGCCTCAATCCGCGCGAGTGTCTTGGGCTGCAGCGGCTTGGCGCGGTCGCCGATGCGCTGGCCGATGACCGACCAGTCGATCGCGGCCGCGGCGGGCAGCGCGTAAGGCTGAACCAGCGCCCCCCGGCAGTACACGCTGGGGCACCGGTAGTCGTACTGCTGGCCGTACCGCATCGCCCGGCGAGGGCCCGGCTTGGCGGTGTAGACGCCGCGGACATCCCCGCACCGATCGCACCAGGCCTGCGGGCGCGTCCACTTCGCGAAGTCCGGCTCGCGATACTCCGCGCGCCAGAACACGAAGTAGACGCGGTCGCGCAGTTGCGGCGCGCCGGGGCCGAGAGCGGTGGCGAAAGCCGAGTTCAACACAACGATGCGGTGCCGATAGCCGAGGTTGTCCATACGTAGGAGCCACTCGTCGAGGTGCTCCCACTTCAGGACGTCGGTCACGTTCTCGACGAGGACGGCCCGGTAGCGGTGTACCTCGGTGAACCGGGGAACGTCCTGCATGAGCATCCGCGAGCGCTGGGCGGCCTGATCTGGCAGCGGCTCTTCGTACTCCTCGCCCAGCTCGAGCTGGACCGGCCGGCCGTCGTAGGTCTGCTTGACACCCTTGGCTACGGACCAGTTCGTGCATTCGGGGCTGAACCAGCCGATGTCCGTGCGCGGGTGGCGGCGCGGGTCGATCTGGGCGATATCCGCGACGTCATGGTCGGCGTGCGGCAGATTGGCGTTGTGGGTCTCGATGGCCAGGTCCCAGTGGTTTGCGGCCATACGAACCTTGACGCCAGGGACCTGCTCCATGCCGGACGACGAGCCGCCGGCGCCGCAAAAATAGTCCGCAACAGTGAGCGTCATGCTGCACGCCCCTGCGCCTGCTGGGCCTTGGTCTGCTCGGCCCGGGCCTGGTCGTATTCGGCGGCCGCGGCGAGGGCGTTGACGCCGTACTGGGCCGCGCGCTCGATCTGCTTGGCGGCGTTGATGACGCGGCGGGCGATGACGGCCTGGTCGTGGGTCACGACGCACCGCCCGGGCGCGGACCGAAGATCTCGGCGACCATGCGACCGAGATCTTCGCGAGTGTTATCGGGGCTGAACAGCCAAGATTGCTCCCCCGCGACATCAGTCACCACGTCCATGTCGTCGCGCGTTTCGAAACCGAGCAGCTGGGCTGCACGCTCCGGCACGTAGATGCCGTTCGCGTAGTCGCGCTCGGGCTGCTCGCCGGAAAGGGCACAAGTCCAACCTGCGAAACAACCGGACGTGCCGCACCACCACACTCCCTGGTCCCAGCTCTTTGGGTTCGCGTCGATGTGGTCGAGCACGCGATACGCAAGCTCGGCGTTGGGCTTCGTCTGCGATTTAGCCATGGGTTTCCACCTCCTGGGTGGCGATGGGCCAGCTGGTCGTGTGGCGTTCACCGATCAGCCAGGCCAGGAACTTGACTTTGGGGAGGCCGAGGGTGCGGACCAGCTCGGCGTAGATCGGCGGGTCCTGCCGGGCGGGCCGGCGCAGCTCGCGCTCGACGTCGTCGACGGTCGGGACGCGCACCGCCGGAGCGATGGCGATGACCGCCGTGGACTCGGGGTCGACCGGGGTCGGCTCGGCCGGGATGAAGCCGACCGTGTCGCCCTGGTCGCCGGCGGCCCGGGCCCATTCGAGCGGGACGGTGCCGCCCTGCTCGGCGGTGGCGGGGTTCCAGGCGAGGCTGTTGGCCGAGACGTAGACGTGGGTCGGCTTGTCGGCCGGCGGGCGCAGGCGGCCGGTGCGGTAGCGGCTGGGCTCGTTCATCGCCACTCCCGCCAGATCGCGACTACGGCGGCCAGGAGGAACGCCACGAGGGCGACCGCGTACCAGACCGCCTGGTCGTGCTGTCCGCGAATCAGGGCCGCGACCAGCGCGATGGCGGCGGCCCAGAAGAGCGCGCCCGCGCCGATGATGGTCTTCACCGGACCTCACCGAGCAGCACGTCACGGGCTTTGGTGATGAGCCGGAAGACATCGTCGTTGCCACCGGCGTCCGGGTGCGCAGTCCGAGCTGCGATGCGGTAGCCAATGTTCACGCGTGCCGGAGTGTCGAAGTAGTCGACGCTGACGCCAGCCGCATCCGCCAGCACGCGGCGGGCCTCGTCGGCCGTCATCTCGGCCTCGGCCGGCGCGGCCGTGATCGCTGACCACCCGCGGTACTGCTCGCCGCTGCCGGAGACGCCGTAGCGATCGACCGCGCGCAGCGACTCGAGGGCCAGGGCGATCGCCCGGACGTTCGCCTGCCAGCCCTCGAAAGCGTCGGTTGCGTAGGTGAGCGGCCCATGCCGCGATTCGAGGGAGACCTTGACGCCGGGGAAGGCTCCGACGCGGGCCCGGGACCGGAGCATTCCGTCTCGGCGCAGGTCGGCGGGTTCGGCGTCGATCTGGATGACGACCAGGCTGCCATCGAGCCGGTCGACCTCCCTGAGCAGCAGCTTGATCGTGTTGTCCCAGGTGGCCCGGAAGTGGGCGGAGCTGCTGCGAGGGTTGGTGACCGGCCGGCCCCAGATGCCGAGCGGGCGCAGCTCGAAGCGCGGGTTCACGGCAGCACCCGGTCGTTGACGAGGTCGGTGAGCTTGGGGTCGATCAGGTCGAGGTGGATGCCGTTGTCGAAGTGCTTGATGAACGTGGCGACCGGGGGCGGCACGTCCATGCGGACCAGCACGTCGGCGGTGACGGCGACCGAGATCTCCTCGCGGCTGATGTAGGCCGTGATCCCGTTGTTCTCGAGGTAGATGGCCAGGGGGCAGTAGCCGGAGTAGCACTGGGCGCCCTTGATGCCGAGCGCGCGCAGCCGGTCAGCGATCGCGTCGGCGCTGTCGCCCAGCTCGGCGAGGAGCTGGTGCGCGCGGCGCAGGTCCTGCTCGGCGGCGACGTACGCCTGCATCTGGATCGTCACCGGCGAGGCGTGGACGAGCTGCAGGTCTTCGAGCCGGTTGGCCTCGTAGGCAAGCTGGGCGGCGTCGGCGTGGTGCAGGCCGGCGGCGAAGCGCTGGAGGCCGGCGGCGATGATCTCGGCCTTCTCGGCGTCGGTGACCGTGAAGTCGACAGCTGCGGTCATGCCTGCTCACCGGCCTCATCGTCGGCGGTGGGCAGGAACCCGTAGACGGTGTACTTGACCTGGAAGTAGTCGGGGAAGCCATGCTCGGCGATGGTGTGATCGATCGAGATCCCGTTGTTCGTCGAGTGCAGGTGCGGCTCGATGCCGAGCGCGGCGGCGACCTGGCGTACCACCTGTTCGACCTTGGAACGGTCCAGCTCGGAGTACTGCGCGGTGGCGCCATCCGGCACAGGCAGATCGGTGCGGGTCTCGATGAAGTCGGCCAGGGCGCGAATGCCGGCGACGACAGAGGCGCGATGGTCTGGAGGCTGGGTGGTTGTCGGCTGATCGGTCACTGTGGGACCATTCCTTTCGACACGCGCTGTCAGCTCTCCGGCTAGGGACGGGCTGGCAGCGCTGGTTTTTCTGGTGGTTCGTTCCGCCCCGGGCGCCGGCCATTTCGAAGCAGCAGCGCCCGGGACGGCGCTTCTAGGCCGCTCGGGTCTTGCGTCGCAGAGCGGCGGACTTCTGTGCGATGCGGGTCATCTCGGCGCGCTGCAGCAGCTGGGCGGATCTCATCCGCTCGGCGGGGTCGGTGATCTCGGCGGGGACCTGCTGGAGGAAGCGGCGCATGCGCCCTTCGGCGGCGCGTTGCTTGCGGTGCTCCTCGTTGGTTTTGCGGGCAGCCCGGGTGAGTCCGCCGATGCGGCCCGCGCTGCGGTGGTGGGTGCTGTGTTCAGGCATGGGGTCCCACCTCGAGAGCGATGTGCAGCGGGATGTCGAACGCCTGGTAAAGCGGGATCTGGAGGCGTTCGGCGACGGTGAGGGCGTGCGAGAGGCGAATGTCGTACTCGCCTCGGCGCACACGCCAGAAGCTCTGTCGGCTGAAGCCGAGCTCCTTGCCCAGGGCATCGATGTCGGTGATGTCGAGCCACGTCTTGGCGCGCTCGACCGCTGCAGGGTTGAGCCGGGGGAACGGCCCTCGGGGCGTATCAGCCACGATGACCTCCGGAACAGTTCGCGTATCAAGCACGATACACAGCATGCACGTATCAAGTCTGATACGCAAGAGGGCATACGGATCCCATTGGTCAGGTAATCGATCTATGTCACTCTGTTGTCGCAGACGCGAATGCCGTGATGGGGGACTTCACATGGGGCCAGCGATGGTGAATCAGTTCGGATACGTAACCCACCCGATACGTGATCCAGTATCTGACCTGCACTATCGTGGGAGCATGTCGGACACTGCTCAGCCTGAGGACGAACCCCTGCGGCGGTTCGCTGACCTCATCAGGGCAACGCGGGAAAGCCGTGGCTGGAGCCAGGACGATCTAGCTGAGCGTGCCGGCGTGTCGCGCCCGACCATCAACCGCTACGAACAGGGCAAGACGCGCACCCCTGATCCCGCGACGGCCCGGGCCATCTTCAGCGCCCTGCGCCTGGACCTGCGCCGGATACCGGTGGTGCTCGGCTACATCACCGATGAGGAGATGGGTCTGCCGGCCGAGGGCACCCGCATGTTCCACGCCACGACCGAGGAGGCCATCGCCATTCTCGAGGACCCGAAAGTCGATCCGCGTCGCAAGGCCGAGTGGCTGGAGTTTCTGCGCTTCCGCGCCGAGCAGGAGTCGGGCGGCGGCCGCAAGCAGGTCGGCTGAGACGATCTGGGGGAGTACTCGCTTACGCGTTTTCCGTTGATGGGGTCCTGCAGTTCAGGGTGTTGTGCCTAGTCGTTGAACGCGGTTCTACTTACAAGCGAGGGGTCGTAGGTTCGAAACCTACCGCGCCCACAAAAGGTACCTGACCAGTGAAAACATCGTTGTTCCTTGACGGTATCAGGTCTGATGCGATTGGCTTAGTCGTTCGCGCAGGACTCGCTTACTGATCGGGGCATGATGGCCAGTCACAGGGGAGAAGTCCCGCCGGCGCCGCCGGCGCTGGCCTCGTTCATCGAGTCGTTCGACCTGGTCCTGCACGTCGCCGAACGCTCCGAACGGACACGTGAGATGTACGGCGACGCCGTCCGGTGGTTCGCCGGCTGGCTCACCCGCGAGAAGCAGGCGCAGCGCTGGGACCAGGTCGACCGCGACCAGCTGCGCCTGTTCTTCCTGCACATGCACGAGATCGGCTACGCCCAGTCCTACCGCAACAACATCGGCCGATGCCTGCAGGCATTCTTCAAGTGGTTCTCCGAGGAGGAGGACCTGCCCAACCCCTACGCCCGTTTCAAGCCGCCGCCACCACCGAAGATCGGTAGCAAGCCGCCCCCGGTGATCGAGCTGGACGACATGCGCCGGCTCATCAAGTCTGCTGAGGCCGGCCGCGATTTCGAATCACGCCGCGACGCCGCTCTGCTCCGGCTGTTCGCATGCACCGGCGGCCGGTTGTCGGAGGTCACGAAGATCCGCCTCGCCGACGTCGACGTCAAGGACCGCACCGTAGTGGTGACCGGCAAAGGCGACAAGACCCGCAAGCTGAAGTTCGACCACAAGTGCGCCTTGGCCCTGGATCGCTACCTGCGCATCCGCGCTAGCCATGCCGCAGCAGAGCTGGACGTTCTATGGCTGGGCACGAGGCGGCGGGTGCCGATGACCCCGTCCGGGATCCGGCAGATCATCGAGCGGCGCGGCGAGCGGCTCGGTCTCGACATCCACCCGCACCTGTTCCGGCACACCTTCAGCCACAACTGGCTGGACGCAGGCGGCGCTGAGGGTGACCTGATGGAGCTCAACGGCTGGGAGTCCCCGCAAATGCTACGCCACTACGGCGCCTCGGCCCGGGCGGCCAGGGCACGGCGGGCCTACGACCGGGTCAACGTGATGGGCGACCTCTGAGTCAGCTGTTGCGGTGCCGCTCGGCGCGCCGCCGCAAGTTGAGGATCTCGGCCGAACCGCGGTCAGGCTCGGTGCCGGTGCGGCGCACCTCGCGGGCCGCGGTGCCGTAGCCGGCGTACCAGCGGTTCGCCAGCTCGTCGGGCAGCAGCTTCACCAGCATCAGCAGGCCGTCTTCGATCTGGTCCATCCTGGCCAGGGCCTCAGCGTGCGCGGCACGGACGGGCCGGCTCAGATGTTCCATGGCCCCGACGAAGATGCAACCCAGCGAGACGAAGTACAGCGGCAGCACATAGGCCAGTGGCATGTCCTCGTCGTACGCCTTGTCCCACAGGGTCGCGAGTCCGATAGTGAGCAGGCTGGTCGCGACGCCGAAGACGATCGTCCAGGTCCCCCGGGCGCGGATCATCGATTCGGTCATGTCAGCCGGGTCGTGCAATTCCGATGTGGAGAGTTTCGCCGCGTCTTGCTCGTGGCGGTCCCGGCCGATCGGCGTCGTCATGAGAGCCCTCCCCAGGGGATGTTTCCGGTCTTGCGTGATACAGGAACGAACCTGCATCATCAGGCGAAATAGAGATCATTGCTACCCGTCCGACCGGCTTAGATCATCAACCGTATGACATCAAGGTCCACCCGCATCTATTGCGAGTCTGTTTCGTTTACTGGGCTACTACCTGCAACTTGCAGAGTATTTACCCAATGATCCGACCGGACTCTACTCAGGAGAATGGTCAGCGGCTGGAAAGTTCCTTCGCTCGACTCTCGTGCCCATCGGTCAGGGCTACGTCCCCGCCGGTCGTGTGCCGAACCTGCGGTTCAAGGTCGCACGACTAAAACCGGTCTGTTTGCACAGAAGGTCGTCAGGGACTCCGGCGTTCCGAGCTTCGAGGATCGCCTGCCACGCGTCGTCCTTCACCTGCTCGGCGCGGCGTGACGCCTCGTCGGACTTCTCGGCTGCCTTCACCGCCGCCGCGAGCAGGGCTTGCTGCTCGTCGGTCAGCTTCGTGAGCGGCCTCGGCACGTTCGGCACGCTACCACCTCTGTCTCACATGACACACGCGACGTTTGGGTCTACGTTAATGTCTTGTCCGAGACAGAAACAAGTCCCCTGGCCAGGGAGAATGGGGTGCATCACGCAACAGCAGCCCCCGACCCATAGACGGGTCGGGGGCTGCTGTCTGCCAGTGGCTGGTGGCGGCTTAGTCGTTGGGCCGCCGGTCGTAGGCGGCCAGAGTTGCCTTGCTGGTCGACGCGTCCATGAAGATCAGCGACCAGGGGCCGGTGTTGACCTCGAAGTCTTTGCCGAAACCCACCCACTTGCCGCTGACTCTGCGGCCTGTGGGCTCGGCCAGCATTTGGATGGCGCCGTGATATCGCGCGCCCCGGTAGTAGCCGTTGGCTGCTGTCTCCTCGACCCAGGTGCCGGTGACGATGTTGCCGTCGGCTGTGAGGTCCATGCCGACGGATGAGTCGGCCGAGCCGGGCAGGCTGCGGACGGTCAGCCGATCGCCGTGCTGGAGCAGGACGACATAGTGCTGGCTGGCGAACATGCCACTGCGACCGCTGGAGAAGTACTCGTACCTGCTGAGCCAGATACCGCCGAAGTTGCCCTGAGCCTTACGCGCTTCACCCGGGCCTAGCGCCGGCGTGCGCACTTCCAGATCGTGACCGCCCCGGCCGTCGTCCACGACCATGGCGTCGGCACCGGCCGGGAAACCCAGCGACTCGATCGGCAGACCGGTGACGGCCTCCAGGGCGCGCGCATAGACGGCACGGGGCATCTTGCTGCCATCGGCTTCCCAGCGCTGGATGGTGCGCTTGCTGACAGCAAGGGAGTCACCGGCACGCCGGGCGGCGGCCTGCATGGCGGCAGCCAGCTCGTCCTGGCTCATCCGCATCGACGTTCGTGCAGCTCGAAGGGCCGTGTTCATGGAGATCACGGTACCTTTGTGTCGCCTGTTTGTCGCCTAGGTTGTCGTGCCTTTGTCGCCGACAACGTCGCCGCGGCCGGGGGCATTCGGGCCGGATCGTAAGCCCATGGAACGAACCTGGCCTGCGACCTCAAAGTCCTCGACGGCCGCGGGGTGCCCAGCGTGGTGCTCGGGGGACCATCTGCCCTCGACTGAGGGCGTAGTTCACACCAGCCTCGACGAGATCGTCAAGGTGTCGTCGGCGGGCGAAATCAGGGACCTGTTCGTCTCGCTCGAGCAGGTTGACCGTCCTGGCGAGGTGCCGTCGATTCGACTGGAAGGCGCGGCGTCGGCGCCGATGTCGCCGGCGCAGGCCATGCAGATAGCCGCCCTGCTGCAGACGGCTGCTTTCGCAGCGATCCGAGCCTGGCGGCTGGCGGGATGACCGAACTACTTCTCGCTCCGTGGCGGTGGTCGTTTCGGCAACTTCGCGCCAGGCACCCGCAGCCACCAGTCGAGGAATTCGCGGACGAGCTCGCTCATGGATTTCCCCTGCTCACGCGCCCGCGCCTTCGCTGTGTCCCACGTGGCGGCAGCGATCCGGATAGACCGGATAGGCGTGAAGTTCTCGGGGTTCGGCACGCGGGCGATCTTATCGGAGTGTCCATACATGCCGCCATCCTAGTTGGCACTGTGTCCATACACAACGGCCTTGCGTGTCCATACACGCGGAGCTACTGTGTCCATACACGGGACGCACGGTCCCGCCAACCAAGGAGGCTCGCGTGGAGACGCTGACCGAGACCCTCTACACCCGCCCCATCCCGTTCGAGAAGAGGGTTGCGCAGGCCGGCGACCGCATCAACGTGGCGAACGACGACCGCCCGCCGTACTGGCAGACCTTGATCACGGTCGCGCAGTGCGAGGACACACCGGAGGACGAGGGTGACTGCGACGGCGATTGCGCGTTCGTGCTGCACCTCGAGCTGGGTGAGGACGGCGCCGACAGCTGCGACGTCGAGTGGTGGCACGTGACCTGGGCCGAGTTCGACAGCATCACGACCAGCCTGCCGGCGGCGACCCGATGAGCGCGCAGATCACCGCCTGGCTGCGGGACGCGGCCGCGCAGACGGCGGTGGCGGACATCCGCACCGTGGTGACCGACCGGGAGATGGCCGCGGTCGAGAAGCTGAATGAGGCGCACCAGATCCTCACCAACTACTTCGAGGCCGTGGAGCACATCGACGAGATGACCGGGGGTGCCCGGTGATCGTGACCTGGCTTCTCATCCTGCTCGGCCCGTTCGTGGTGGTCGGCGCGCAGGCGCTCATCGCCGCGGCGTCGGTGCCGTCGAGCCGTCCCCCGCGCCGCCGGCTGCCGGCCGTGCGCGTCCCGTCGATCCGGATCGAGGTGGCGTGGTCATGAAGCAGATGCCGCCCATGATGCGCGCGCAGGCCCTGGCGGCCGCGCAGCGCGAGTACCAGCAGCAGGTCCTGACCGACCGCAACCGCCGGCGCCGCATCATCGGCTCGACCTGCCTGGCGGTGGCCGGTTCGGCGCTGTTCCTGACCCCGGGCGTGTTCCTGCCGGGTGCCGAGCTGTCCGCGCAGCTGCTGCTGGTCGGCTTGGCCGCGCCCGGCGGTGTGGCCGTGCTGCTGTATCAGCTGGGCCGGTCCCGGTTCGCCGAGGCTGATGTGCGGACCACACATCACGGGGCTGACGTCGCCGAGCCGTTGCCGGCCGAGGTGTCCCGATGACTTTCAACCCGGCCTCCTTGCTCGTCCACCCCGGGTACCTCATCGGTGCCCTGGTCGTCAGCGTGCTGCTGCTGGGCTGGGTGGCCCGCCGGATGCGGAAGCTCGCCCGGAGCGAGCGTCCGGATGGGCCGCTGTCGAACCTGACGATGCTGGTCGGTCTGGGCTGGTCCTCCGAGGCAGTGTGGGTGCTGACCGGCCGGGCCGGATTCCCGACGAGCCTGCGCCTGCTGATGTTCTTCGTCCTGGAGTCGCTGCTGGTGCTGGCGATGATCCGGGCCAAGCGGGCGATGCGCGAGTACGGCCACCCGGGCCGGTCGGGCCGGACGGCGTGGATCGTCGCGTCGGCGATGGCCGTGGTGGCCGCCGGCGTGGCGCACTCGTTCGCCGAGGCGGTGCTGCGGCTGCTCATCCCGCTGCTGGTGACCCTCGCGTGGTGGGACGGCCTCCTCGGGGAGGGGGCGAAGCGGCGCCAGGGGGTGTCGTCGTGGCGGTGGACGCCGCGCCGGTTCCTGTTGTTGATCGGTGCGATCGAGCCGGGCGAGCGTGACGTGGAGACCGTGCACCGTGAACGGCTGATCCAGCAGATGACGCGCCTGGAGTTCAAGCGCCGGCACGGGTCGGAGCGCTTCACCGAACGGCGCGCGGACCGACTGGCTCGGCTGAGCCTCACCGCTGACGACGGCGTGATCGACGCGGTTCGTGAACGGGTCGACCGGGCTCTGTGGTTCGACGCGAAGCAGGAGGAGCAGCACGAGGCCGCTTCGCCCGCGGGCGTTCCGGTCCGTGTGGCCGCTTCACGCAAGGGCCGTCGGGTGCTTCACCGGCGCTCCCTGCGGACGGTGAAGGTGACGCACCCCCAGCCCCCCTTCATCCCTGCTCAGCCGGTGAGTGAGGACGCCCGGACGACGCAGGAGAAGCACGAGGCGGCCCGCTTCATCAAATCGGCTGCGCCCGGTCTCTCCCAGGGCCAGATCGCCCGGTTGCTCGCTACGTCCCCGGCCACGGTCGGCCGGGCTCTGCGAAGCGCCAAGACCAACGGAAACGTCCCGGATCTGGTCCGGGCCGGCGACAACGAGAAGGGGAACTGAGGTGCCGTACGGCGAGGGATACACCAAGCGGGAGTTGAAGAAGATCGCCCGCGACTACGCCAAGACCGATGACGACGCGACCTACGAGGTCACGACCTCCAAGGGCACCCGACTCACGGTGAGCGGGATCAACTCGGCGAAGGCTGTTGCCGGCAAGGACGGGACCTACACGAAGAAGCCCCGCTCATGAGCCGCACCGAGGTGACTCCCGAGAGCCGTCACCTGACGGCGTCGATGGTCGTCTTCGACGGCCCGCAGGTGCTGCTGGTGCACCACAACGCCACCGGCAAGTGGGTGTTCCCCGGCGGACACGTCGATGCGGGTGAGACACCGGCGGAGGCGGCGCTGCGGGAGGTGCGGGAGGAGACCGGCCTGATTGCGGTGATCCAGCGCCAGCAGCTGGTGCATGTGCCGGGGCAACGGTGGCACCCGAGCCCGTGGGTGACCGCGGAGATCCCGGCGCCGGCGAAACCGGTGCGGCCGGGTAAGCCCGCGGAGCCCGCGCACACCCACATCGACCTGTTGTTCGTCGGTACGGCTGACAGCAGCCTGCCGGTGACGGTGCCCGCCGATGAGGCGTCCGGCGCCCGGTGGGTGGCGCTGGAGCACCTGCATTGCATTGACGTCCGGGAAGAGGTCCCGGTGGTGGCCCGTCAGGCGTTCGGCCTGCTCGTGGCCGGTCCGATGGCTAAGGAGATCTGAGATGGCGAGCAAGGAAGACGCGGTGCGGCAGGAGCTGGCGAAGTTGCAGAAGCTTCGGCACGACGAGCAGGCGTGGAAGAAGCAGGCGAAGAAGGTCGCTGAGGCGGGCGAGGCCTGGAAGAAGAGCCAGCCGTCCGCTCACAAGCGCCACTGACCAGCAACAACGACGAGAAGGAGATCTGAGATGGCGAAGAAGCAGTTCCGGGTCGAGCAGGTCAGCGGTAGCAGCCACAGCCTGCGGGACCCCGACGTGCGTAAGGCGAAGTCCGCCAGCGCTGGGCAGGTCAGCAAGCTGCGCCAGCAGATGCAGCAGGACGCCCGGCGTAACCCGAAGCACGGCTCGGACTGGGTTCGCGTCACCAATCGCTGACCCGCTGAGCAGCGCGGTGGCCGGGTGTGGAGCCCGGCCACCGCATCCACCGAGTGGGCCGCTGTGCGGGCGGCCCGGAATCGAACAGGAGCGATACCGAGCATGGCACAGAGCAACTGGTCCGGCGAGGACCCGAACGCCAACCACCGGCGCACCTCGGACCGGGCGGCCCGGCAGCAGAAGGTCAAGCAGCAGGAACGTGCGGCGCAGACCGCGGGCCGTGGCCGGCGGCGGGTGTGAGCCCGTCGTTGCAGCGTCGTCTGGAGCATCGTGAGGCGGCGCGGCGCAAGGAACACCAGGAAGCCCAGGAACGGCTGAAGGCTCGGGCGAAGGCCGCCTGAGCAGGAAGAACGGGAGAACGGCAGTGGCGATTTCGAGGCGTGAGATCGACGCGGCGCTGGCGAAGGTGCCGAAGAACCCGACGCCGGCGGACGCGTTGCGGTTGCAGCGCGAGCTGGCGGCGAAGAACGGCGGCAAGCCGGTGCCGATGAGGTTCAACCGGACTGTCGAGCGGCGCACGACGGAGGTCACCGAGACAACCACGGTGACCCGCAGGGGAGGGAAGAACTGATGGCGAAGTCGGTGACCGAGCAGGTCGCGCGGGAGAAGAGGCGTGCCTCGTTGCGGATGGGCGACTCGAAGGCGAAGGCCGAGAAATACGCCCAGGAGGTCCGGGACTACGCGAAGAGCCAGCAGAAGGGTGGGAAGCGCTGATGGCGACCAGCAACAAGGTCGTGACGTACAAGCAGGCCAAGGGCGGTTCGGCCATGACGGGCGCCACGCAGCAGCAGGTCGAGGCGCTGCGTAAGGCGGGCCGGCTGGAGTCGGTGCGCCGGGTCCGGATCAAGGGGCTGCGGTGATGGCGAAGGGCGACAAGGCCGACGGCAGGAAGCCGGCCGAGAAACCGGAGACCAAGGCTGAGCAGGCCGCAGCCGCGCGGCAGAAGCGTATCGAGGCGGTTCGGAAACTCGCGAAGGGTGAGTGGTGATGGCGAAGACGGTGCGGGCGATCGACCTGGAGACGGGCAAGGAAGGCGGCGGGAAGCAGCGGCGGGTCAAGCAGGTCGACTGGCCGGTGACCATGAACAACACGCGCGGCAAGCGCCTGGCCCGGAAGCTGTGGGGCTGATGACGGACATCCCCGACGACGATTCTGACCAGGACGGACAGGAGAACCAGGACGTGGCGAACAAGGACGACGACTTCGAGAAAGAGCGCTGGCGTGCGCTCGGCCGCGGCTACAACCACATGACCGACGCGGAGGTTGCCGCGGACATCCGCCGGCGCATCAACGAGGCGAAGAAGCCGAAGGGCGGGAAGCGCTGATGACGGACTCGATGAGTCTGCGTTTGGCGGCGGCGAGGGAACGGTACGCGGCTGAGCTGGACAAGCGGGCCGCTTACGAGCGCTCCCTGGGATCCGGTGACGGGCGCCGGGCGGCGGAGAGCGAAGCCGCCTCGGTGCGCCGGGAGGCCCGCAAGCTGCGGGGCGGGGAGCGCTGATGGCGCGCGACAAGAACACCACTAGCGAAGGCGCGAAGACCTTACGCCGGATGGCCCAGCGGCGCGGCGAGCGCACCGACTGGTAACTGCGCGGGGCGCGACCCGGCCCTAGACAAGCAGGTCGCGCCCCGCCACCCCTAGCTCCACGAGGAAGAAAGAGGCAGGTCACAGCATGGCAGACACGCTGCCCGAGGCCTACGAGGTAGGCCCGGCCGAGGCCGACGATGCAGAAACGGTCGTCGTCACCGTTGATTCCGTGAATCGGTCGGTGGACCCCCCGACCCGTTCGATCACCTTTGCGGACGTTGTCTCGCGGGCCGACGAGCGGCGCCCCATCGTGCCTGCCAGCCTGCGCAGTAAGGCCGGTCGGCACTCGCTGCTGACGCTGGTGCTGGCAATGGCTTCTCACGGCATCTTGTGGGAGCTGTCCCGATCCCCGGTCTACCTGGGCAAGATGGCTCTGTACGGCCCGTGGGGGCTGCTGAAGCTTCTCGGCCGGCAACTCAAGTGGGCGACCCACCCTGAGCTGTCTCAGTTGATGTCCGCGGCCGCGACCGCTAAGGATGTCGATCGCGGCCCGCTCATCGCTGACAAGGTGGCCGCGGCGCGCAAGGCCCGGTTCATGGGGCTGTTCGCCGGCTGGCTTGCGGCGTCGATCAGCGGTTTGCTGCTGTGGTTCGTCGCGCCGTGGTGGGCCCTGTGGCTGGCCTTCGCGATCGCTTTGCCGATTCTGGCCCGCATCGGCCGGCCGGTCGGCAAACCGATCCTCGAGTCGGCGTTCAACGCCAGCAAGTTCGTGCGGCTCACGGCCGAGCTGACCAGGGCCGCGCTGGTCGCGTCGGGTGCCGGGATCAAGGAACCCGAGAAGATCAAGTTCAACAAGGAGATCTATCGCGACGGCCCTGGCTACATGGCCGAGGTGACCCTGCCGACCGGCATCATCGCGAAGAACGTCATCGACCAGCGCGATTATCTGGCTGCCGGGTTCCAGCTGCCGATCGCGCAGGTGTGGCCCGAGCCAGTCCGCGGCGCTCACCCTGGCGTGCTCGCAGTGTGGGTGGCCGACCGGCCGGTGGACCGGATGAAGCAACCCGTCTCACCCCTGCTGACCTGCGGAGAACTCGACTATTTCGGCCCGCTTCCTTGGGGCGACGACGTGCGTATGCGAGCCCTGTCCTGGCGCCTGGCCGAGCGCAACAGCATGTTCGCCGGCATGGTCGGATCCGGCAAGACTCTGGCCGCGCGCAACGTCGGCCTGGCAGCCGCGCTGGACCCGCTGGTGCGGTTCGTTATCTCGGAGCTCAAGGGTTCCGGCGACTTCGACGCGATGGAACCGCTGTGCCTACCGGAGATGTATGCCTCCGGCGCGGACGACCGGGCCAAGCAGCAGACGATGGCGATCCTGCGGTGGCTCGACAAGGAGTGCGACCGGCGGGGCCCGGCGATCCGCAAGTGGGCGGTCAAGGGTTTGAACAGCCAGAACAAGCTGAACCGGGCGATCGCGCAGGCTGACCCGTCGCTGTTCCCGCTGCTCGCGATCCTCGACGAGATCCAGGAACTGATCACCGACCCTGACCTCGGCAAGGAAGCGAAACGGCTGCTGACCAGCATCATCAAGCGGTCCCGGTCGCTGGGCATCCACCTGATCCTGTCCACCCAGCGCATTGACAAGGAGTCGGTGCCGAAGGGCATCAGCTCTAACGTCCACAACCGGCTCTGCCTGGCCGTGCCCTCGCACGTCGAGACGGACCTGATCCTGGGTACCGGCGCTTACAGCCGGGGCGCCCGGCCGACGACGTTCGTGCCGCCGGCGGATGACGACAACCCGTGGGCGGGCTGGGGCTACCTGGCCGGCCGGGACCAGCCGGTGCGGGCCAACTACATCGACAACCCGACGGCGGAGGCGATCGTCGCCCGGGCGCTGGGGATGCGCGGGGACATGCCCGCGGTGGACCTGCGCACCGACCCCGAGCGGGACGTGCTGGCCGACGTTATCCGGGTGTTCGCGCACACGAACCGGCCGGGCCTGCAGTGGCAGCAACTGGCGGAGATCCTCGCCGCCGAGCAGCCGGCCCTGTATCGGGGGCTCACCGCGGAGGCGATCAGCGCCCTCGTGCGAGCGGAGAAGGTGCCCAGTGTGGACGTCAAGGTCGAGGGCGTCGGCCTCAAGGGGTGCCGTCGCAACGACGTCGAGGCAGTGATGCAGCAACGCGCGCTGGCCGGGTCGCGGTAGCTCGTTCTGCCTGCCTCCAGACCCCTTCTGGGACTGAAAACGAGGTTTCAAAACGGGGGTGCCGCGACCGCGACCTTCGATGTCTGTGCAGGTCAGATAGGTCGCGGTACCGGTCGCGGCAACGCGACCCAGGGTCGGCGCGCGACTGATGCCGCGACCGCACATCCGAAGATCGAGAGGAGGGTGAAAGAGATCGAGAAGGTGATCGCCGTGATCGTGACGGCCGGACTTCTGTGGCTGGGCTGGACGGCGTTTCAGTGTTGGTGGCGGCCGCTGGTCGACTGCTGGTGCTGCAAAGGGATGGGCCGGCATCGCAAGGGCCGGTTCTCCCGGGCGTGCTGGTGGTGCAAGGGCGCGGGCTCGCGGGTCCGGCTGGGCCGGCGGGTGTGGACGAAGTTGGGGATCGCGAAGAACAAGCTGGTCGGCTGAAGAGGAGTTGGAGATGGCGAGGGAACACACCGTCGAGGTGAAGATCGGTCCCGGCAGGTGGCACATGGCGAAGACCGGTGGGCGGCGGGAGACGTACGAGGCCGCCAAGGATCTGGCGGAGCTGTCCAAGCATGTGCGCCGTGACGGCAAGCCGGTGAAGAGCACGGTGCGCCGTTCGGAGCTCGACCGTAGGCGTCATCACTGATCATGGGGAAGCTGAGTGACGCTCTGTTCGAGCGGCGTCTGCGTAGGGACGCCGAGGATCTTGCCCGGTTCCACCGGGGTCATCAGCCGAGCGAGTGCCAGTACCGGGCGCAGAAGAAGAGCCTCGACGCAGAGCATGCGGCGGCGCGGGCCAAGCGCAAAGGCTGACAACGAGAAAGAGCGCCCCGCCCCTGCCGCAAAGGCAAGGACGGGGCGCTCTTCTATGTCCTGAGCTGGGACGATCCGCTCAGCGCGTTTCTGAGGGCTTTGGATCTACCTCGGCGGGTGATTCCCTACGCGTCGGAGCCAGCCGTGACGACTACCGGGGTGCCGAGCGGGGTCTGGGAGATCGCGGGGGCGGCGTAGATGCCGACGGCGCCGGCGGAGGTGATGAGCATCAGCAGGATCTCGTCGGTGCCGATTCCGCCGAGGATCGTGGTCGTCAGCACCTGCAGAATGGCGAGCACCGCCGCGAGGGCGGACTTGGCCCACTTCGCCTGGGGTGCGAGCGGGATGAGGTAGACGCCGACGGCGGTGGCCCCGGCGATGGCGATGCTGACCCACTCCTCGGGGTCGATGTGGTTGTCGCCGGACAGGGCCTGGTACGCCACGACGACCGCGGCGACCAGGACGGCGACGATGGCTTTGCCGTAGACGCGCATGGAGACTCCTTAGAACGCTTGTACGATGCGGGTTGTGGAACTGGTCGACGTCGAACACGAGCGCCACGCCGAGCAGCAGCGGTGGCGCAACGGCGGCGAATGGGATGAGAAGGCCGTTAAGGTCGCCGTCGGACAGCTGGCCGACGGCCGGTGGTACGTGCGGGCCTACGGCGGCCACCACCGGCAGCGCGCCTACGGCGGCGAGCACGCCGAGCACTACGCCCGCGCGACGGCCCGGCGGTGGATGCGCACCATCGGCGGCACCTGGGTCGACTGCTGCGCGACATAAGCGCGACAACGCGGCCCTACGCTGGGTGGGCTGTTGGTCGGGCCCGTCAGGGTCCCCCGTCGTAGGGCGGCAGCCTCCCACTGGGAGCCGGGCTGCGGCACGGGCAAGGGCGCAAGTCGACCAGCTAAGCCGCCGAAACGTGAGCTGTGTGGCGCCCCGGGCGCGAGCCGGCCAGGCCGCGAATCCCGGCCACCCGCCAGCGACCCGGGGGCCGTGGGTCATGGGGTGACGGGCTGCTCGACTGCCCGGGGCGGGCTGGTGAGAACTACTCCCGTGTAGTTCGATCTCGCCCCTGAGCAGGGCGGATCTTGCGCGGTAGCGTCGGGCGGGTGATGCAGACGCCGGACGGCCAGTGGCGGGTCGAGGCCTACCGACAGCCGCAGAGCCGCGCCCAGTGGTACCGACTCATCCACGGCGACAACGTCGTAGAAGGGCTGTCGCTGGCGACCCTGCAGCGGCTGCTCGAGGAGGCCGGCGTTGACCTGGCCGACCTGATAGAGGCAGCCTGAGGCTGCGCCATCGGCCCAACGGCTGATGACCTCCGAGTACCGGCGTCGATACGTTCTGGACATGTCAAGACGCCTGGAGACTCTGCGTACCAACATCACCGGGATCGATGTCATCGCCATCCTCGCCGCCGGTGTTCTCGGCGCCGTCCAGGGATCCATCGGCACGGGCGTCCTGTGCGGCGCAGCCATGGCCACCGCGCTCGGCGTCTGGCGAGGCGTCCGCTTCCTCGGCAAACTGCTCGAGTACGCCCAGCTGCAGGCCGGTGCCTACGATGACGAGCCGCAGGGCTGACCTACGTGGTCGTGTCCACCCGCTCGGCGTCGATCCGCTCATGCGCCATCAGCCGCAGCTCGTCGCGCGTAACGGCGGTGCTGAGCATCGACGCTCGCCAGCGACGGATCAGTGACATGGCGTCGGCCAGCACGTCGGTGGCGCTGCGGACCTTGCTGCGCAGCTCGGTCACTTCGACGTCGAGCTCCCGCACCCGGCGTTGCAGTGGCTCGACCAGGGTGAGGGCGGTGTCGGTGATGACGTCAGCGGCTTCGGCCCGGACCTTCTTTCGGGTCAGGAACGAGGCGACGAGCGCGCCCAGGCCGCCGAGCCCGCCGACCGCACCGATGATGGTCGTGATGTCCTGGACGGTCATCGGCGCTCCTCGACGAGCAGGGGCACCTCCGCCATTTCGCCCCTCCGCTCGGCGGCGGCCGCCCGGCGCAGGTCACGCCAGATCTGCCACAGCCGCACCCAGGAGGCCAGCGCCGCGGCGGTGACGAACGATCCGGCGGCCAGGGCCTGCATGCCCGCCACGGTGAACAGTGCCACCGAGTACATGGTGGTGGCGGTGCCGAGCAGCACCACTCCGCAGGCCTCGGTGCCGAGCTGGGCGAGCAGTCGCCCGGGCCAGAACACGCCCACAAGTCCGATGACGCCGCCGGCGATGAGCAGCACCTGCCACAGCACCTGGACCAGGCCGGGCATCGCCGCGGCGGCGGAGCGCGGGGACGTGTTGCTCAAGGCCAGGGCGAGACCGCAGATGGCCGCCGCCGACAGGATGGCCACCTCGAACGGGTGCCGGCCAGTGACCACCTTCACGGGACGCAGCATCCGGCCGGCCTGGGTCATGCGCCGGCCAGGATGCGGCCGACCTCGGCGGCCTGATCGCCCAGTGCGGCCTTCAGCAAGGCTGCCGTCTCCTCGGGTGTGGAGCCCTTGAGCTGATCGATCACCTGCTCGTCGACGTTCTCGACTGCGGCCTTCAGCGCGTCGATGTCGGCCTGAGTGACCTCGTCCTCGGCCATGGCCGCGACCAGGGCAGACAGCTTGCTGACCGCGCCGCCGATGTGCTGGAGCGCCAGCCAGGCGTTGCTCTTCTTGCCGGTCAGGGCGTCGGGGATGCCCTGGTCGAGGGCGTCGCGGCCGATCCGGCTGGTGATGGTGCCGTCCGCCTGCTTCCCGCGGGCGAAGAACTTCTCCAGTGCGTTGGTGACGTCCTGTTCGCTCACGTCGTCCTCCTTGGTCGAGTCCAGGAGCCCCCACGATCGGGTGTCGGACTCCTGGGCGGTGGTGTAGCGGGCAGAGAAGTGGGCGTGCTCGGTGTGCGCGCTGGCGCCGGTGTACTCCCGGGCGGTCCAGCCCCACGAACGGGACCAGATCCGCCGGTTGTAGATGACGTTCTGCAGCCGGTCGTCCTTGCCGGTGCGGTGCCGGGTGATGATGATCTGCAGGCAGCGGTCCATCGTCCAGCCGGCCTTGCGCAGGTCGTCGTCGACGTCGATCGCATGGACCTCGTTGACCTTGTCCGCGTCCTCGTACGGCGTGCGGCCGGTCTCGTCAGGGTTGTGGTCGCTCGACTCCTGCTGGTGGGCGGTGTCGCCGATCGAGCCGTCGCTCGCCTTGTCCCGGCCGGGGGCCAGCTTGTTGAACTCGTTGCGCAGGCTGACCAGGCACGGGACGAGGATCCAGCTGGCCATCAGTCCACGTCCTCGGGCTCGGGATCCGCGGCCGGTCCGGCAGCGGTCGGTTCGGCCCAGCCGTCGTCGACCGGCTCGCCGGCGTACTGCTCCAGGTCGCCCTCGTCGTGGGCGACCGCGTCGTCAGGCTGCGTCATGATCAGGCTCCTTCCGGGACGAGTCCCCAGTCGCAGGTCACCCGCGCCGCGACGACCTTCAGCGCCGGAGCCCCCGTGGGGGCGTTCCAGTAATCGCAGCAGGACCGCAGTTTCAGTCCGGCCGGGAGCCGGCCCTGGAACTTCAGCTGCTGGTGGGTGTTGCTGTAGGTCGTCCCGGACGCGCTGGGGTGGCTCTCGTAGTCACCGACGAACACCTCGATCGCCGGCCGCTTGACGACGACGTTGTCGACGCCGTCGACCTCCCCGGGCTGCAATGCCCGGGCCCAGTACGACATGAGGTGTGTGGAGCAGGCGGCGACGCCGCCCTGCAGCATGACGTCGACGACGCCGGAGTAACGGACATCCTGGTCCGGCGGGGCCGTCAGGATCGTCCACCCGCTGCCCGAGTGCTGGTTGTGCGGATCCTCGATCTCGACGTCGAAGCCGAGGGACGTCCAGATGTGGGCGTCGTTGTGCGACACCGGGACGACCTTGGTGGACTGCGCGTAGGTGCGCTCGGCGTACGCGAGCTCGAGGGAACGGGTGTAGAGCGGCGCCTCGATCGGCTGGGTCATTTCACGATCCACTTCGCGGTGAACGCATCGTTGGGCACCGGGCCACCGGTGGCCAGGGCCACCCAGTCGCCGGCGTGCGCGGTCTGGACGATCTGGTCGCTGTCGGTGTCCGGGTAGCGCAGCCGGATCGTGAGCTCGCCGTCCTGCTCGTCCAGGACCACCGCCCGCCAAGGGACGGTGATCAGCGCGGCGATGACCTCTTCGCTGTTGGTGCCGTCGTACTGGATGAAAGCGGCCGCCTGGGCGGCATAAACGACAGCCACGGTGGGCTCCTCCCGGGTCAGTGGCGTTCGAGGCGGGCGACGTCGGCGAGCAGCTTGCGCTGGTTGCGGTAGTAGACGCTGTGCGGGTCGAGGCCGTCGACGGTGACGGTGACCGTGTCGCCGCCGTTGTCGTCGATGTCGATCTGCAGGCTGGTGACCAGGCCGACCGTGTCGACGTCGAGCCGGCCGTGCTGGATGGAGACCGGGCACTCGTCGCCCACCCACAGGTCGGTAGGCCCGTGCCACATCCCCGGCTTCAGGGTGAGCGTGTAGGTCGGCGCGATGACCTGGGAGTTGGCGAGCCGCTCCTGGGCGCGCTGCAGCGCTCGGGCGCTGGTGAAGATGTCCGTGTCGGAGTACTGCTTGTCCCAGCGGCCCTGGCGGAACTTTCCGTTGGGAAACGAGCCGGACTCGGTGAGGTCGGCCGCCTGGGCGGTCTGGCTGGGGATGACGTAGCCGCCCGGCGGGGCCTCCGGTGTGCCGCCGGTGACCCGCACCGCGTTGGCGTAGTCGGCCGGGTCGACGGTGCGGACGTACGAGGCGACACTGCCGCCGTAATCGAGCAGGAACCGGCCCGGCCCCACGCGCCGGGGACGGATGTAGGTCTGCCAGACCAGGTCAGCGGTGATGTCCCAGTCGTAGCCGGGTGTCTCCTCGAACGCCTTGGCGATCTGCTCCGCGATGACCATGCCGGCCTCGAGCTCGAACAACGGGTTCGGCCCACCCGAGGCCGAGGTGCCACCAGTCGTGCCGCGGGTGATGCCGAGGTAGCCGCCGTCGGTGGCCTGCGTTCGGGTGATCAGATCCCAGCCGAGCGCCTCCAGCCCGTAGACCGCGGCGTAGGTGACGTTGCTGTAGAGGATCCTGCGGTTGAGCAGGTCGCGGTACGACAGAGCCCGGAAGCTGCAGTTGACCGAGGTCTCGTTGCCGCTGTCGGAGCTCGGGCCGATGCGGGCCCGTACGAGGCTCTGCTGGCCGGTGCCGGTGCCGTCGTCGAACGAGGCGACCACGTCGGACATCAGCTCTTCGACCAGCTTGGCCTCGGGGTGCTGGCCGTTCATCGACCAGGTGATCTCGTGCGGCTGGTCCAGGTAGATGCTGACCTTCTTGCCGCTGGCGGCGGTGAGGTCGGACTGCTCGAGCCAGGTCGACGGGTCCGGCGAAGGACCGGACAGCAGGGTGAGCTGCCAGCCGGTCACGAAGGCTGCGCCCGCAGGTAGATGCAGCCGTCGAAGTAGATGTCGTCGGGGGCGTACGAGCCGGTGGGCGGCTGGGTGAAGGCGGCCGTGACGACCCCGGCGGTGTCGACGCCGACCCGGACGTCCTGCTGCGCCGCGCCGGCACCGAGGGTGGCGCTGACCGGTAGCCGGGCGACATGGAGCGTCGGGACGAACGACGGCTGGTTCGTCGGGGTCGGCAGCGTGAAGAGGGTGTCGCCGGTGACCATGCCCGAAGCGGTGTCGTGGACCTGGCCGGCGATCTCGACGTGCTCGAAGTCGAAATGCCGCACGCGCAGAGCGAAGCCCTCGCTCTTGCCGGCCGGGATGTTGGTGATGTTGACCCAGGGCAGCGGGTAGGCCAGCCGGTTGAAGACCCGCCGGTCCTGGATGGCGCTGTTGACCACCGAGGCGACGCCGCTGGTGCGGGTGACACGGGCCAGCAGCAGCGACTGGGCGGACGGGGCGGCGGGCTCGGTCGGGCTGGCCGACGCGGTTCCGGAGACCGCGGTCAGCACCCAGTCGTCGACCGAGCCGGAGATCGTGGAGTCGCGGACCTGCGCGTAGATCATGTCGTAGCGGGAGTTGCTGCCCGGCGAGGCCGGCAGTGGCACGTTCTGCACGGATCCGGTGAGCCGGATCAGGTAGGCCCGCTCGGTGGTGGACGCCTCGTAGACGACCGCCTTGCCCAGGGCGACGTCGACCGAGCTGTCGGCGCCGGCGCCTCGTTGCGACACGGCCAGGTCGGTGACGCTGAAGACGCCGGCCGAGCGGAACGTGCCGGCGATCAGCGCCCGGTCCAGCCCGGCCGCGTAGCTGGCCGGTACGCCGGTGCCGGCGTTGTCCTGCCACAGGGGCTTCTCGTACGTCACGACGTCTCCTTCAGATCCAGGCGTCCTGCGAGAGGACCAGGGCCTGGGCCGGGACGGCCCCCGTCTCGGAGGTGAAGCGGATGGTGTTGTCGCCGGGCTGCAGGTTCCACCAGCCCTTGGTGGTGACCCGGCCGCGGCGGTTCGCGTCGGCGCCGGGAACGCCGCGCAGCTGCACGGTCTTGGCGGCCATGTCGACCTCGACGTACTCGGTGTCACTGATGACGTAGCCGGCCATCGCGAAGACCCGGCCGGTGGTCTCGTTGGTGAGCACCGGGCCGGTGACCGGGCCGAAGATGCGGACGACGGGTGCGGCGGCAGCAGTGCCGTTGTTCGTGATCACGGCGACGCCCGTGCCGACCTGCGCCGTGTAGGTGCGCGGGTAGACCAGCGGATACGGGCGCCCGCCCGTGGTGATCGGGGTCTGCAGCTTGACGATGGTCTGGGTGGTGTCCGCGGAGTACTCGACGCCGTCCGGGCAGGACCACTGCAGCTGCACGTCGACGACGCCGGAGATGATCGACAACATGGGCAGCTCGGCGCCCAGCTGCTCGCCGCTGAGATACAACACCCGCTCATCCATGCCGAGCGGCGTGTAGTACAGCAGCACGTCGCGGCCCGCGGCGGCCCACGACCGCAGCTGCGCCAGGGTGGCCATGATGGGCACGCCCGCCGACGGGTCGAGCTTCAGGACCAGGGAGACCACCTTCGCACCGTGCAGGGTGGTGTAGTCGGTGGCGCCGTTCCAGCCCGGGTTCGGATATTGCACCCTGCGCACCTCGGGAAAACCGGGGTTGAAGTCGACCACTTTGACCACGCCGCCGTTGCCGGCCGCCGGGGACAGGATCAGCTCCTCGTCGGTGGCCGCGTCGAGCAGGCGCATCGAGGGCAGCAGGTCAACCATCACAGACCCCCGAGTTGGAACTGCAAAGCGTTGACCAGCATGTCGACGTCGGTGCGCTCGTTGACGTTGACCGCGCCGATCGTCACGCCAGCGCGCCGGGCGGCCTGTGCCGACAGTGCGTTGCGGAGCCCATTGAGGGTGGACACCAGTGACGACAGGTCCACTCCACTGGTGCCGGGATGACGGTCTCGGAGCCGCGCTCACCGAACGAGTACGAGCGGCCGGACGCCCCGTAGCCGTAGACCGGCTCGTTGATCACTCCCCCGTTGGCCATGGCGATGTGGTCGTGGGCGTTGCTGCCGGAGTGCTGCCGGTAGATGGCCCCGGTGTAGGTGTGGCGCCGGCCGTTGTGGATGTTCAGGCTGTTCCACGGGCTGATGAATTCCTTGGTCTGCGCCATGTAGTTGCGGTTCCACCAGACGGCCAGATCCAGCGACGGCGGGTAGTCCACCGCCCGGCCGAAGCCGTGATAGGACAGATTTCCGCTCAGCGTCCGCGCCCCGGGGCGCACGTCCGAGATGACGTGCAGCTTCGGGAACCTCGAATGCACCGCGGCCTCGATCGCCCGGTAGGTCTGGCCGCCGGAGCCGATGGCAGGAGCGACAGCGTTGCGGACCTCGCTCGGCGACGGGATCCGGGTCATCGCCGCGGTCGTCGGATACGGCCAGGTGACCCGCCCGCCGGTGGCGTATCCGGGCAGCCGGCCGGTCTCGTTCATCTCGTCGAGGGCGCCGGGGTGGTTCTTCTCGATCTTCTGCCGGGAGTTCTTCTTGATCACGTACTCGTCGGCGTGCACGACGCCGGCCACGTCGTGCTTCTGGCCCGGGCCGGTCCAGCCGCCTTCGTCGTAGCCGGCGAACATCCGGCGGGCCGGGGCGGGCAACTGGGTGCCCTTCTTCAGGGCCTGCTGGACCTGGGAGAACAGCGCCAGCTTCTGGCCGACCAGTTTGTCGCCGGTCATCGTGACGTTGGTGTTGACCTTCGGCGGGATGTCCCGGTACTTGTCGAGCATCTCGTCGATGGCCTTCTTGTTGAAGCCCATCTGGCGCAGCGTCTTCTTGAGCGCGTCGACCTGCGAGATGTATCGGCCGTTGGCCACCTGGGTCTTCTCGCCGGCGGCGATCTCGGCCTCGCGCATGTCCTCGATCGCGCCGAGCCGGTCGAGCACCGCGGTGCGGTTCTTGCGGCCCTCCTCGGTGTTCAGGGCCAGGGTGTGGGCGCCGGACTTGAATTCCTTGTTCGTGGAGATCGTGGTGTCGCGCAGGGCGATCTCGGCCTGGTCGGCGGTCTGGTACTGCTTGAAGAGCTCCTTGATGGACTTCTCGAGCGCCGCCGCCTGGTCGGCCTGGGCTTTGAGCTCGTCGGTGGTCGGGGCCGCGGCCGCCCGCAGACTCTGCTCGGCCCCGGACATCCCCGAGATGGACGCCGAGGCCTTGGCGGCGGCGTTGTTCATGTCGCTGACCTTGGCCCAGGCGTCTGGCAAGACCTTGACCAGCTGCTCGGTGTCCAGTCCGCTGCGCTGCAGGGCGTCGTTCCACAACCGGGAGGCGGTGGCCGCGTTCCCGCTGGTCTCCATGACCTGGGTCAGCGCCGCGTCGTACGCCTGCATGTTCGCGGTGGCGGTGTTGAAGGAGCCCGTACCGGTCAAACCGCCCAGCCAGTCATCGATGGCACCCGCACCGACCAGGTTGAGGAAGTTGTTCCACTCCTTGGCCAGACCATGAGTGGCCTCCTCGGCAACCCCCGCCTGAGCCTTGAAGTCGCTCATGCCGTCGCCGAAGATGCGGGTCACCTCACCGGCGGCCTTGCCGGTGTCGGAGAACTCCTGGACCGAGGCGGTCAGCTTGTCGACCTCGGCGGCGGCCGGGCCGAAGTGCTCGAACACCAGCTTCATGCCCTCGAGGGCTGCCAGGCCGAGCATCAGGGGGCCGAGGGCGGCGCGCACTGACGCCAGGCCGCCTGCGGCGCGGACACCGGCCGGGCCCATGGCGATCAGCTGGGCGTTCACCGACGCCATGAGGGCGCGGTACTTGAGCCAGCCGGTGGCGCCGAGCAGGGCGGCACCGGTAAGGCCGGCGACGACGACCGCGCCCTGGGTGACGAGCGGGTTCATGTCGCCGACCTCGTTGACCACGCCGTTCAGCGCCTGGGCCAGGACCCGCAGCCCGGACTGCGGGCCGCTGCCTCCCTGGATGAGCAGCGTGTCGAGCGAGCCCTTGAGCCGCTCCAGGTCGCCGGCCAGGTTGTCGGTCTTCATGGCCGCGGTCTCGGCGGCGTAGCCCGAGTCGTTGGTCTTGTTGATCCACTGCTGGATGCCGTCGGCGCCCTCGGTGTAGAGGATGTTCGCGGCCCGGGTGGCGTCGCTGCCGAAGATCTGCGCCTCAGCGTTGGCCCTCATCTCGGGCGTCAGCTTGGAGAGCTTGTCCTGCAGCTGGCCGGCGAACTGGGCGATGCCGATGAACGATCCGCCCGTGTCGTAGGCGCTGATGCCCAGCTCATCCATCAGGTCCTTGGTCTTGCCCGACGGCGCCTGGAGCATCTGCAACATCGTCTTGAACGAGGTGCCCGCATCGGAACCGATGAGGCCGGCGCTGGCGAACGCGGCAAGGGTGCCGGTGGTCTCCTCGATCGTCAGGCCAGTACCGGAGGCGATCAGGCCTGCCTGGTTCAGGGCGGCGCCCATGTCGGAGACCTCGCCCTGCGCCTTGCCGGCGGCCGCGGCGAGCAGGTCGGCGACGTGTGGGACGTCCTTGCCTTCGAGCTTGAACTGGGTGAGCGCGGAGGCGGTGTACTCGGCCGCCTGGCCGACGTCGAGCTCGCCGGCAGCGGCCAGTGAAAGGGCACCCTTGAGTCCGCCGCTGAGGATGTCCTTGGTCGCAATGCCGGCCTTGCTCAGGGCGGTGATGGCGTCCGCTGCCTGGGTCGCCGAGTATTGGGTGTCCGCACCGGCGTCGATCGCCGCCTGACGCAGTTGGGCCATCTCGCCGGCACCGGCGTGGGTGGCGGCGCGGATCCCCGACATGGACTTCTCGAAGTCCATGCCCATCTTGATCGCGGCGCCGGCCGCGCCGACCAGGCCGAGGCCGAGGACGCCGGCCGAGTTGGTGACGTGGTCCAGCTGGCCGGCCTTGTTGGCCTTGTCCAGCTCGCCGGCCAGGGTCTTGACCGAGCCGGCGGCGGTGCCTCCGATGCTGCGGGTGAACTGGCCGACGTCGGCCATCAGCTTCACGGAGACGGTGCGAGCCACTAGTCACCCGCCCTCGTCTTGATGATCGTCCACACGCGTGCGCGGCTGTCGCCCTTGCCGCCGTCGTCGTCGGCCCGCCGGGCGGCGAGCATCTCGGCGCAGGCCCGGCAGGTGGTGCGTCTGGTGTCGTACTCAGGGCCGACATCGGCATGGCTGGTGGACTCGCTGAGCGGCTGGCCGCACCCGTTCGGGCAGAGGCTCGCCCGGTACTCAGCAAGCGCCAGGACCTCAGCCCGGTCCTCATCGGTCCACTCCGGCTCGCTGACCGACTCGGTCCGGGTCACGCGGCCGCGGCGGTCGTAGAAGTAGCGGGTGGTCGTGACCGGCTCGCGGCCTTCGAACTTCGAGCCGGGGATGCCGAGGGCGGCAGCCGCCTCTACTCGGTGCCGGTAGTCCGGCGAGCTAGCGAGGCGGCGCGCGAGAAAGGGACGTCAATCCCGTCGGCCCTGTTCAGGAACCAGGCGACGTCCTCGAGATTGCCGAACTGCCGGTCGGTCAACACACCCTCACGGATCTCATCCGCCCGGCCCCCGGCCTCGAGCTCAGCCCTCACCTCGTCGGTGTCGCCGAGCAATTCCCGCCAGTCGTCCTCGTCGAGTTCCGGCTCAACCACCGACGCCTTGATCAACTCAGGGAAGAAGGTCTCCCGGTTGAGGCCGAGCTGGTTGTCCTCGCGGCGGATCTCTTCGTCGCCGTCCTTGCGCGGCGGGTGAGCGATGACCAGCTTGCGAAACTTGTGCCGGGGCAGCGCGCGCAGCCGGAACTTCTCGGTGTGCTCGCTCATCTCGGCTTGCAGCGCCTCGATGCGCTCGACCAGGGCGCCGACGCCGACGCCTTCCTTCGAGTGATCCGGCTGCTTCTGCGCACGCTCGAGGTCGCGTTCGGCCTGCTCCCACTCGGCGACGAGGTCACCGCGCAGGCAGACCGGCACCGAACGCTCCGGCAGCTTGGCGCCCTTCAGGCGGTCCGTGTATGCGCCCACTGTTCTCCTTGCCCCGATACCCGAAGGAGGCGCCCGGCCGGCGTCGGGTAGCGCCGGCCGGGCACGAAAAAGCCACCCCGATCGAGGTGGCGGAAGAAGTGAGGAAGAAGTTCGGAAGATCAGGCGACCGTGGCGTCGTAGTTCGGGTCGGCCTGCAGCTTGACCGGGACGTCATAGCGCTCGGGCATGTTGTCGTCCTGGTCGACTTTGGTCTTCTGGCTGAGCTGCACGCTGAAGACGTCGACCTTCTGGCCGCTCGAGTAGGCGGTGGTCGCGTCGAGCGAGTTGCGCCGGACGAGGAAGCCGAAGGCGTCGGTCGTCATCGCGATGTAGCCCGTGTCGGTGCCGGTCTGCTTCATCATCCGCAGCCGCGGGTTGTTCAGCGATCGCATGCCGTTGACCGCGGTGGCGAACTTCGCTTCCTTGGACGACGTCGGCGCGTCGGCCGTGTCGGCACCGAAACCGGTGGCCCCGTCCTTGGTCATCCACTGGCTGAGCCGGGTGCCGCCGTTCAGCTCGGCGGCCGTGGGGGCGGCGGGATTGGCGATCGACAGGACCCAGTCCCACCGCTCCTTGCCGTCGCCGATGACAACCGTCATGAGTTACTCCTTCTCCTCGCCGCCGGCGGCGGTCCTGCTGGTGGATTTCGCGGCCGCGGGCGTGGCCTTCGCGGGCGCGTCGGATTCGTCGGCGGGAGACGCGGCGGCGGGCCGCACGCCGCCGGGTGGCGGGCCGGGAACCCAGCCGAGCTGCGAGAAGACCTGGCTCAGCGCCTCGACCGGCAGGCTCCCGGGGAGTTCAATGCCCTCGTGCCAGACGTGCACGAAGCCGGTGGTCGGCTCGTCGGCCTCGTTGTAGCCCTGGGCGGCCCAGCGGTCCCGCTCGGCCGCGCCGGTGATCAGGGCGCTGTAGCCGGTTTGCGGGTCGGTCATCCAGTACGTGTTCTTCTCGGTCATCGCCGCAGCTCCCTAGTAGCGGTAGATCTCGTAGGTCACGCCGGTGATCGACGAGAACGTGACGGTCGCCAGGCCGGTCGCCGGATTGACCGCGCTGTTCGGCACCAGCAGCTCGCGCTCGCCCGTTGCCGGGGTGGGCTGGGCCGCCGGCGCTCCCGGGTTGCTCGATGGCGTCTGGCCGGGGTCGAGCACCGTGACGTTGGTCAGGGTGCCGGTGGTCTTGATCCGCATCCGCATGCCCTGGGTGCCGAAGCAGCCCTGAGCGAACGTCTCGGTTGTCTGCGGCGTAATCGGCGCCGGTGTGGTGAATGCGCCCGCCGAAATGGCCGGCGCGCTGTTCTGCTGCGTCATGGAGGGCGCACCCTTTTCTAGGTGATGGGCAGGATGGTGAGCAGGATCAGCCGGGCTGGCTGGTGAACTGGTAGACATCGACCTGGTCGAAGGCGTTGTCCAAGGTCTGCTCGTCGCGCTGCATCGGGGGCCCGTCGACGTGCTCGATCGGGTAGCAGACCCGGCCCGCCACGGTCGGGAAGATGCCGAGCAGTGCGGCCCGGGCCCGGCCGGCCACCGCTAGCGCCGTCATTGGGGTCTCGCCGACGCCGTGGAGATAGGCGATGGTGGTCAGCACGTCCGAGGTGGCTTCCTTGCCGACCTTCTGCGGTTCGTTCGTGCCCGACGGCGTGCGGAACGCGAAGTGGACGGCGACATACGGCAGAGGCTTCGTCACCTGGCCGTGCACAACTTCGAGCTCGTCGTCGGCGTTGAGCAGATCGAGGAAGACTCTGGCGTGCAGCTGGAGGATGTTCACAGGCCCTCCAGCGACCGGTAGCCCAGATCCTCGAGCGCGCGCTCGAACTTGGGCCGCTCTTCCTCGAGAGCCGGGCCCAGGTGAGGAATGGGCGCGCTGTGCGGCGTGCCGTACTCGAGGATCGCGCCGAGGTTGCCAGGCGTACGGTGCCGTCCACCGCCAAGCTGCTTGTCCGGGTCAGGGCCGATCTCCGCCTCGAAGGTCCAGCCCTTCTCCGTGGTGTCGTAAGTGATCGTGCTCGGATACATCGGCGCGTGCCCGATGCCGCGAGATCTCGCCTGCGCACCCGTCTTGACGTTCAACGCACCCTTTTGAAGCACCTTGCGGGTTTCGACCGGGGTGACGGCCGCGGCTCGCTCCAGGTCGGCGATCAGACCCTTGAGCCCGTTGGGGCCGTCGATCCCGATGACCCTGACCTCGGCCATCAGTCCGTCTTCTCGGTCACGCCGATGCGCCTGGCCGAGGCGTCGGTCTTGTGGAAGAGGTCGCGAACCAGGAATACCCGGCCGACCAGATCCGGGTCACGTGAGGCGGTGATGGTGACCTCGTCGCGGACCTGGATGCCGGTCACCGTCATCGGCAGCTGCAGCTCGAAACGGACCAGCAGCTGGTAGTCCTCGCCGACGTCCTGCTGCTGGGCCTGGGCGATGGCCTGTTGTATCCGGCACGGCCCGGCGTACGGGTCCGGGCTGAGGTAGGTCTTGGTGACCTCGCCCGTGTCCAGGTCCTCGGTCGGGGCGGTCGGCCGGCGGATCGTGCAGGTGTCTCGCATGCCGGCGACGGCCATGGTCTGGGCGCGGCGGAGGACGTCCTCGCGGAGCATCTCAGACGGCGGTGAGGTCGAGCGTCAGCGCGCTGATCGCGACGGTCAGCTGTCCCTGGGAAGCAAACGTCTCCGGGATGACCTTCTCGAAGTAGCCCTCGCCGCCGCCGACCGCGGTCAGGTCCACCGCTGTTCCGCCGGAGGTGGTCGACACCTTGAAGGTGTCGGTCGTGGCGTTGACCACGAAGTAGACGGTGCCCTCGGAGACTCCGGTCGGCAGCGCGGTACCGAAGGCGTTGAAGAGCATGACCCGGTCGCCGTTGGCCAGGCCATGAGCGGGCGACAGGAACTGGTCATTGGTCAGCGTGGTGTCGACGGCGAAGAAACCCCGCACCGTGCCGTTGATCGGCGCATAACCGCGGTAGTTGTTGGTGTTGCCCGTGCTGGCGTTGAAGAAGCAGAAGTAGCCGTACGTTCCGGCCGGCACGTCGAAGGTGAGCGCGCCACTGTTCTGCTTGACCTCCGACGCCGCCGCACCCCACGTGACCGCCTGCCGGGCGTACGCCGGTGAGCCACCGGTCGCCTCGGTGCCGGTCGCGTTGGTGCCGGTACCAGGGTCGGTGAGCTGCCAGACCGCGACATGAGTGATCTTCGTGTTGGACTCGTCGAGCGCGTCCAACATCTCGTTCTTGGCGGTGGTGTTGAACGGCATCGCTTCTCCTAGGGGCGGTATGTGATGCCCGCAAAGGGGCGAATCGTGGTTCCGGAATTCGGACGCTGGATCATGCGGCGGAACCGGCCGTAAGCGACAGCCCCGCCCACGCACCGTGCGACCGCGGGGCGTGTGCTGCCGAGCTGGCCGCCGAAGCCGCCGGCGGTGACCAGCGCGACAACCGATCCGGTTGCGGTGGCGCGCTTCGCCGCGACACCTCGGACCACGCCCGCGGCCCTGACGGCGGCTACGGCAGGCGTGCGCCGGGTGCTGGCTGCCCGCGTTGTCGCGGCGGCAACCGTCGTTGCAGCAGCAGGCGTCCGGTGAGTGCTAGCTGATCGCAGCGCTGCCGCGGCGACCACCGAACCAGCCGGGCGAGCGATCTTGCCCGTCGAGGCGGTAACGACCGGCGCCGCTACACACCGTGCTACCGCGGGCCGGGCCGAGCCGGAGGTGGAAGTAGCGACCGCGGTGACAGCGCCGCGGACGGTGCCGATGACGGCAGTCTTCTTGAGGGCGAGAGCCGCGGCCGAGCCGACTATGGTCGAGCGACCCGAGATCGGCGCCACGTGCTTGGTTACCGAGGCAGCGGAGAGCGCCCCGATGCTTCGCGCGGATGCGGGCGCGACGTGAAGCGCAGCAGCGCGGCCTGTCGCGCCCACAACGACGACAGCAGTCGAGGATTGGACCTTCCGAGCAGCTGCGTTGGCCGTTGCCACCGCTATGCAGCGACCGGCCGCCGCAACGACCTTGGAACTGGTTGCACGGGTCGAGGCCACACCGATCACGGTGCCGGAAGCGGCGACGCCGCCGGATGGCTCGGCGATCGCGAACAGGATCTGCTGCATGTCGAAGGACCAGCCGGTGCCGGTGCCGTTCGACCAGGTCGGAGACCAGTTCGGCAGGATCGAGGTAGCGGTTACCCCGGTCGCCTGGCCAATGCACAGCGAGACGCCGTCGGTTCCTGACGCCGCGGGGGTGCCGACGTCGGCGACGCCCGAGAAAGGGCTGGTCCAGGCCGAGGACATCGACACCACGCCGCCGGCGGTCTGTGTGTCGCTGTTGGCGGCGATGACTCGCACCGCCGTGCCGGGCAGGCCGGTGAGAGTGTTCCCCCAGTTGGTCGCAGCTCCGCTGGTACCTCGGGAGACGTTGTTGTTGCTGACCCCGGCGACGTAGGACGAGCCGGCACTGAACTCCCAAACCTGCCAGGCCAACGGGTAGTTCGATCCGTTGACCGTGTCGGTGAACGACGAGTCACCGGTGCTGGTCTTGGTGAAGACCGACAGCTCGCCGGAGTTGACCGGCTGAAGCTGCTCTGTCCAGCCAGCGTTGGTGTGGGTGACCGCGCCGGCGACAACGAAGACCAGCAGGTTTCCGGCAGTGCTGGTGAATCCGAACGAGATGGTGTGAGTCGTCGTGCCGTTCCGCGCCGAGATCCCGTTGGCGCTGTTGACGATCGTCACCGGGCCCCCGCTCTACCGATTGCCGGTCCGGTCAGCAGCGGGGCCAAGCCGACCTGAGGACCGTGTCGGCCCGGCCGGCCGGCCGGATCGTGAAGGCCTCGCTGGAGCGGCCTAGAAGCCGACCGACGATCCTGCCGATACGGTCGCGGTCAGCGTCGGTCAGCTCGACGTCGTACAGCGTCTCGGCCGCGAAAGTGATGTTCTCCGTGTAGTCGTCGACGCTCGCGCTGCTCGATCGAACACCGGTCGGGTTCAAAGCAGCCCGCTTGGCCACGGCCAGGGCCAGACCCTTGAACGGGGACAGGTCGGTGAAGGCGTCGTAGACCGCCGCACCGACCTCGTTCCGGATCTCGATGGTGGTCAGCTCGCGCAGCAACTGGGCGGTGAAGGCGTCGAATTCCGGGATCTGCATGAGCGAGACGAGCTCGGTCAGTTCGAACAGCTCAGGCACAACAAGCCCCCCGCTAGCAGGTGGATCCGGCCCGGTCGGCACGCGGCCGCGTGGTGCCCCGACCGGGCCGGACGTCTACTTGGTGGGCTTGCCCGCCGCTTCGAGGGCGGCGATCACGTCGTCGCGAGACGCGTCCTCGCCGACCTCGACCCCAACGGACTTCGCGTACGCCCGCCACTTGTCGGCTCCGGATCCCGGGCCCTGCCGCGGCGGGACCTTCGACTCGGAGCCGGGCGCGTCGGCCGCCGCTTGCGCCTGCTCCAGCTCGGCGATCCGAGCCTTGAGCCGGGCGACCTCGTCGTCTTCGCGCGCCGAGCGGGCGGGCTTTGCCGGCGTCCCGTCGAGGAGGTGGTCGCCGACGAGCCCGACGGCCCAGTCCGGAAGCTCGCCGGTCGCGGCGAGGAGGACCGGCGAGCCGGTCTTCGGATGCACGACCACGGTGTTGTCGATCAGCTTCGGCATGGTCAGAGCACCTTCACGCTCATGATCAGATCCGGGTCGGTGACCACCGGCATCACGATGCCGGTGACCAGGGTGCCCCGGTGGACCGGGTTCTCGGACTCCATCGGCACGGCGACCAGCCCGGGCGCGTTCTCCTGGGCGAGCGCCTGGGCGCGAGTGAGGTGCTTGGCCTCCTCCGTCGTGCCCCACTGTGTCTGGCCGACCGCCTGGCCGCCCGGCTGCCCGGGCGTTTCGGGCAGATAGACGATCCGGTCGTCCGGAATCTGCCGGCGCATCACGCCGGTGTGGTCCGGAACGGCGGTGTCGTCGACGATCAGCCGTGGGAGTTCCCGGTCGGCCAGGGCCTGACGGACGCTCGATACGCCGATCGACGGCGGGGCGCCGAGTAGCGAACCGAAGATGTTGCGGAAGTCCGGGTCCTTGAGGAAGACGTTCAGAATGCGAGTCGAGATGATCGCGACGCCCGGCAGCACCTCGCCACCCGTGGTGGTCTTGTACACCGTCTTGTGGGAGTCCATCTGCCCGAAGATGTCCGGGCTCCCGGCGTTCCACAGCGTTGGCGCGGTGAAGAAGTGCTGCGCCGGAATGCCGAAGTCGACCGAGCCGAGCTGCAGCCGGTTCTCCGGCGCCGACGGGGTACCGACGGTCACCTTGCCCGACCAGATCGCCTCACCCTGGGCCAGCATGACCCGCTGCAGAGCACCGCGGGTCAGTGTGAGCAGGTCGTCGTCGAACAGGGCGGCGATCGCGTTCTCATCGCCGGCCGCCTGCGCGGCGTCGAGCAGCTGCGCGTTCTCCTCGTCGAGCCAGAGGATGCCCGAGTTGGGCAGCATACGGCCCGTGACCTCGGAGGTGTCGCCGCGGTCCAGCGGCACGGCCGGGGTGTTCCACGGCCGGAACGGCGTCGCCCGGCGCAGGGACCGAACTGACCGACGGAACCGGTAGCGGTGGTCCAGCCGGGTGCGCGTGGGCAGCCACTGGTGCAGGATGCCGGCCGGGAACGGGATCTGCCGGGCCGCGAGAGTGAGCTCCTCGGGATCGGTCAGCTCGAGAGCCATGGTGGCCATCAGGCACCCACCTTGTCGAAGTAGATGTTCGGCGTGAGCTCGGTGCGAGCCTGAGCGTCGAAGCCGCCGTTGGACGGCAGCAGGTCCTCGTAAACGCGGCCCCGGTAGTAGAGGGAGCCGTCGACGTGCCGGCCCGCACGGACCTGCTTGTCGGCGACCAGGAAACCCTTGGCGACTTCGGTGCCCCCGGTGCCGAGGTCGGCACCACCGGCGGTGGACGTGGTCACCGCGACGGCCGGGGAGGAACCGCCGGTCAGTGACCCGGTCGCGGTCATCTGCGCGACGTTGGTGTTGGCCAGAGCGCCGACGAACGTTACCGAGATAGCGCTGCCGGGCTGTGGTCCGCCCGAAGCGGTGACGTTGCCCGAGCCGATGTTGCTGAGTGCGACCAGGGCGGCCTGGACCTGGGCGGCGGTGGCGTTATAGGGGATCGCGGCCGTGGTCTGCCCGTTGTAGGTCAGCGTGTAGGTGCCGCCGGTGGGGGTGCCGGTGATCGTGACGGCCTGGACCTCTTCGCTGCTGCCGCCGTAGGGCGCGAAACGGCCGGTTGCGGTGACCTGGGCGATGCAGGCACCGGACGGGATGTTGCCGTCGGCGTAGACGGCCAGGACCGCGTCCGCGTCGAGGGTGATGGGTGCACAGTCGACCGGGAACTCGCCGGCCCATGTCGGGCCGCCGGCACGCCGGGTCGTCTTCGTCACCCCGAGATCGCTGTACATGGGTGTGATCCCTTCTGGGTGTTGACCCCGGCGCGGTGCGGACGGGGATGGATCAGGTACCGGGCTTTGCCAAGCCCATGCGCTCCAGGCGCTTCTTGGCCCGCTCGTCGGCGGACAGCTTCGCGCCGCTGCGGTTGCCCTGCGACTTGTCCGGCTTCGGCTTACGCACGTCGTCCTGCCTCTTGCCACCCAGGTAGGGCTTGCGCTGCAAGAGGTCTTCGAGTGCTTCCGCGATGGCCTCGCTATCGACGTTGATGCCGTCGAGGAAGTCTTCGGGATCGTGCTCGCGCAGCAGCAACGCCGCCGCGTCGGCCGGGTCGGCGAACTTCGCCGCCTTCGCTTCGATCTTGTCGAGCAGCCGATCGCGAGCGACCTCACGATCCGCCTCGGCGCGGGCCTCCCGCCGGATCTGCTCCGGGTCGAGTTGCTCGCCACCGTCGGCCTTCTTGCCCTTCAGGAGGTTCCGCAGTTCCTCAGGCGTTTTCGCGCCGAACTCCGTGGCCAGTGCGGTCCACGGGCGCAGCGCAGACCGGCTCGTCTTGAGCTGGCCCTTCATCCGGTCGATGGCCTTCTTTCCGGCGTCGCCCAGGTCCCCCTGACCGTCGTCGGCTTTTTCGTCGTCTTCCCCGTTGCCGTCGGCGTCGCCGGAGTCGTCGCCCTCGTCATCGTCGTCGTCAGGGGCGCCGCCTCGCACGGGCCAGATCGGGGCGCCGTTGCGGCGCAGGCCGATCGCTGTGAGGCCGGTGAAGGGGTGGACGGGCAGGTCCGGTCCGAAGGCCGGGAGCTGAATCTTCATTACGTTGACTCCGTTGCGGGGTCTGGGGCCGGGCGTTGCGCTCGGCAGGTGGGATGCCGCCCGGCATTGCGCCGGGCGGCGATGCTGCGTCAGAACTGGTCGGTGTCCTCGTCGGTGGGCTCGGCCGGGGTGTCCGATCCGTCGGCGTCGCCGACCTCGGTGTCGAGCGCGGCGAGCTTCGCGGACAGGCCGTCGAGGGCCTCCTGCGCCTGCGGCGACAGCTGGTCGTCGTTGATGATGGCCAGGGCGGCACGGACGTCGCCGGCGAAGTCGTCGAACTTGGTGGACAGGGCGGTGAGCTGCTCGGTGGCGGTGGCCATGCGAACTCCTAGGAAGTGAGTGCTGTGAGACAGGCCGGTGATCCGGACCGCCAGGTCTTCGACGCCGAGGAAACGGCGCAGCCAGAGGCGCATGGTGTCTCCCGTCATCGCAGGTAGTTGTGCAGCCGGAGCAGCCGGATCGCGTCGTCGCGGTCCCTCGCGTCGCGCAGGATCTGCTCGGGCATGAGACGAGGCCGACGGCCGGCCGCCTCAGTGGTGAAGAGGCGCCCGTCGGCCGTGACCATCCCCCGGCGGGCGTTGACGACTTTTGCCAGGTCGGCGCCCGACCGGATCGCCTCTGCGCCGGCCGCAGTGAACGCCTCGTCCTGCTCGGAGCGGCTCAGCGAGTGGAAGTAGGCCATGGGGTCGGTGCGCTCGTCGCCGGCCGTGTCTTCTCTGCCGGGAATGCCTATGCAGTCACACTTCGGATGCCGGTTGAAGCCGGCGTCGTAGCGGTACCAGCGGCCCGCCAGGACGATGCAGCGAGAGCATGACCTGCCGACCAGCATCCGCACGTAGCCGCTCGCCTGCCGCCGGGCGGTGGTGGCCACCAGATCGGCGGCGCGGCCGGCGTCGGCCACCTGCGTGCGGACGATCCTGTCGAGCAGGTATCCGCCGGCGGCCAGCGAATCCTTCAGCGCTGTGCCGGCGCCGATCAGCTCCAGCGTCGTCACGACGGGCCGGTACAGCAGACCGTCCAGCGTGCGTCCGTCCGAAGCGACCCCGGACAGCGACTGCGGCACCGTCCGCGCCGCGGCCGCCGGGTCCAATCCCTGGACATCCAGCACGGCATCCAGGTAGCGGTCAGCCTCGCCCGCCACCACCCGCTGCGCGCCGGTCAACGTCACCAGCAGCGGCAGCATCCGGGCGATCCACGAGTCGGCGATCCGGGCCGGGTCGATCAGTCGCCACGCCCGTTGGGCCTCGTCGGCGAGCGTCTCCACCATGCCGAGCCGGTCGCGGGCGTGCGCGGTCGCGACCTCAGCGAGCGCCCGCACCAGCCGGCTCAGTCTGGTCGCTGGCCGCCGGGTCGTTGACCTGCGGCGGCTCCAGCCGGGCTGCGATCCGGGCGACCGGGTTCCGGGCATCCTGCGCCTCGAACTGCTCGGCGAGCTTCTTGCGCCGGGCCGCCGAGTAGCCCAGATCCACCCAGGCGGCCTCTCGCGGAATGATTTCCTGCTGCACGAGCTTCACGGCATAGTCAGCCGCCTGAGCCTTCGTCGGAGTGGCCGCCGACCGCCACTGAGTCTCGAGCTGCTCCATTCGCGGATCCCAGGCGCCGTCACGAATCCGGACCGCGATCTTCATGACCCGCTCCCACGACGCCTCAAGCGCGGTCTGGAAGTCCTCGACCTGCTTGATCACCCGCGACTCGTCGGCCAGGATGCCTTCCGCCGACGGCGGGTTGGTCGTGGCCTGACCGAGGTAGCGCAGCGGCAGCCCGGACACCCCGGACACGAGCTTCGCGTAGAGGCTGACGATCGTGTCGAAGTTCGCCAGGTCAGCGGCGGAGAAGCTACCGAACTTGGCATCGGTGTTCCCCGAGGTCCAGACGGCACCGAAGTACGCCTCCCAGGTGGGGATGGGTTCGCCGGTCTTGCGGTCCTTGAAGTCCTCGAGTTTCAGGCCGGCCGCATACCGCTGCGGGACCGCCAGCGCCTCCGTTGCGACCTGCCCGTTCGTCAGCGCCCGGGCCGCCGCGTCGGTCAGCCCCACGATCCGGGTGAAGATCGATCGGCCGTCACGCTTCGACAGGCGCGCGCGGTTTACCAGCGGCACGACCGGAACCACGCCGAGTTCGTGCTCGTCGCGGTCGATCTCGGCCCAGACCGCGTTGTGCCGCTCCAGCCAGATGGTCACTTCTGGCAGGTAGAGCGTGGCGTGCTGGACGCCGTCCTGGGCATAGAACTTCGCCGCTGCGATCGGCTGCCGGGTCCGCGGGGACAGCTCCACGGCCATCTCGTCAGACGACTCCACCGAGATCAGCGGAAGGTCCGCCGACCGCTCTCGATCGTCGTCACCACCCTCGACAGACGGGGCGTCCGGGGTGTCCGCGTCGCCGGCGCCGACCACGACGAAGCTGTTGCCGCGCACGATGGCGTCCAGCTGGCCCATCTTGGACTCCGCGTCCAAACCGTTCGCCTGCCAGATCCGCCACAGCTCCTCGTCCGCCTCCGTAGCGTCCGGCAGCTCGAAGCCCTCCAGGGTGCTCCGTCCCGCGATCTCGTCCGCGTACGTGCCCGGCCAGGCCGCGATCGTCAGGAAGCGGCGCAGTTCCGGCGGAATCGCCAGGCCCAGCTGCTCGACGCGCTGTTCGCCCTCGTAGTAGGCCTCAAGGACCCGATTCTGCCGCTCGGCGCGCAAAACCTTGATCTGCAGGCGGTTGAGCAGCGTCTTCTCGTTGTCCGAGAGGGCCACAAGACCCCCTCTCGGCTACCGGAAGACGAACACAGTGTTGTCTTCGGGCTCGTCGTTCCAGCCGTCGGCCAGGGCGTCAGCGCGGGCCTCGTAAGCGAGGGCCGCACCGACCACGCTGTCGATCTTGCGGTTGGACTGCTCATGCTCCTTGCGGACCAGGCGATGGCCGCCCTTGCGCCGCATGTACGCGTTGCCGAAGTGCTCGATCACGACCGGGTCGCCCGAGTGCCAGGCGACGCCGTTCCTCAGATCGGCATGCAGCCGGTCCAGCGCGGCCGCCATCTGCACGTCGCGCCGGGTCTCCCAGGCGATCACCCGGGGGTCGTCCTCGTCGTCGTCCAGCTGCTCGGCGAGCGTGTCGATGTCGGTGCGCCACTCGTGCGGGTCGGCGTAGAGCCGGGACACCGTGTAGCGGGCGAAGGCCTCGCGGATCCGGGCGAGGACCTCTTTGCGGGGCACTTCCCACCAGTTGCCTTCGGGGCCGGTCGGCTTCGCCCAGATCCCGATCGGGAAGAGGAAGCCATCGGACATCCGGCATCCGATCAGGACCGTGCTGTCGTCGTTCAGCGAGCCGTCGAAGCCCAGCGCGATCGCGGTGCCCGGCTCGACCACCTCGGCGCGCGCCTGGCGCTCGACGACGTCGAGGGCGATCCAGGCGTCCTTGGTGCTCAGCGGCCGGTTCAGGTAGTAGCGGGCGGCTTCGGCGTCGTCGGCGCAGATCCGCGGGTCGCGCATGTTGCGGTAGATCCGGTCCAGGTCGAGCCAGGCCGCGGCCTCGCCGTACACCTGCCGGAGCTGGGTCTTGGTGTGCTTCTCGTCCTCAAGGTCGATGCGGCCCTTGGCCTCGCGGTGGTCCATCAGGACCGACGAGCTGAGCTCGCCCTTCTTCCAGGCGGTCAGAGTGTCCTCGAAGACGCTCTGCTCGCCCGGGCGGTACGCCGTCGACGTCTGCATCAGCCACGGCTGGTCACGCTTGCCGAGGTTGCGGCTGACGGTCCCGTACATGCTCTTGAGCTCGCGCAGCACGTAGAGGTGGGTCTCGTCGGCGCAGACCCAGGTCTCCTTGCCGCCGTCCTTCGACGCCGAGCCGGACGTGCACGCGCGGATCTCGCCGCCGTGGGGCAGATAGAGCGCGGTCGCCGACTGGTAGTTGCGGGCGCCGGAGACGCCGCCGTAGATCTCAGGGTGGTTGTCCTTGCCCCACTCGCCGCAGATATAAGCGATGTTCTCGAAGGTGTTGCCGGCCTGCGACTCCTCGGTCGCGAGGCACTTCAGCAGCGGGGTCTTCACCGGCCGGCCGACCGGCTGGCCGTCCGCGTCCCAGCCGTCGAAGCGGACCGGGCCGAGGGCCTCCGCGGTGCCGACCCAGCCGGCGAGCTCCGACTTGGCCCTTCCCTTTGGCCGGCTCAGCACCGCCTCGTCGTAGACCCGCCGGCCGGTGACCTCGTCGATCCGGTACGCCTCGACCAGGAACGTCAGCCACTCGGCATCCAGGTCGATCGGGTCGCCGGCGATGTCGCCCGGGCCGTGGCAGCAGTACTCGGTGATCCAGTCGGCGACGATGAAGCCCAGCGACGCCGGCTGGCCCTCCCACAGGGGCTTGAAGGGCACAATTACCTCGCTTGCCTGCGCGGGCAGGCACGCCGAGCGAGGTTCCATAAAATTCGGCCCACTTGCCTAGTGGCCTGCAGGAACGATGCCGAGCGGGCCACCCGTTCGCGTGTCGATACTTGTATGCGTGCGCGGGCAGGCATACGGTTCCCTGGTCGGCAGAGAGGGAGGTATGGAATGACTAGCAAAGACGAAGGCGTCGGGGCCGCACTCGGAAGACGGGGTGCGAGCAAAGGCGGTCAGGCGCGCGCTGCTCGACTCACGCCGGAGCAGCGTTCTGAGTCGGCTCGGGCAGCAGCAGAGAAGCGCTGGGGGACAACGACGGCTGTCGCGACTCACGAAGGCGAGTTAGTCATCGGCGAGGTCAAACTGGACTGCGCGGTTCTCGACGATGGGACACGTGTTCTCAGCCAGGGAACCGTGCTGGCCGCCCTTGGGCGCGCTCCGACGATGGGGCGTCGCGATGCGACGGAAGGGCGGCCGCCATTCTTGAGCGCCGCGAACCTGAGGCCATTCGTGAGTCAGGACCTCGTCGAACTCTCCAAGCCGGTTCAGTACCGACTGCCTGGGGCCAATCACCGCTCCGCTGGTTACCGCGCCGAGATCCTGCCAATGGTCTGCGAGGTGTACCTCGACGCCCGCCACGAGCGGGTACTCCTGCACAATCAGCACGCCACTGCCCGAGCTTCAGAGCTTCTGATCCGCGGCCTTGCCCGAGTCGGCATCATCGCCCTCGTCGACGAGGCCACGGGCTATCAGGAGGTCCGGGCACGACACGAGCTCCAGAAAATCTTGGAGGCTTATGTTCAGGCTGAGTTCCGTCCATGGGTTCAGACGTTCCCCGATGAGTTCTTCCGCCAGATCTATCGCCTGCAGGGCTGGGAGTTCCGGCCGGGCACCTCGAAGCGAACGCCGCACGTCGGAAAGCTGATCAAGCACTACATCTACGAGCAACTGCCCAGCGGAGTCTTGGAAGAGCTTGAGCGCATGAACCCCAAGAACGCCAACGGGCACCGCCCGCGCAAGCATCACCAGCACCTGACCGCCACGACCGGCAACGTGCACCTCGATCGCCAGATTTCGACAGTGACGACTCTCATGAAGATCGCGCGCAGCCGGGGCGAGTTCGAGGAGCTTTTCGACCGAGCATTCCCTCCGCCGCAGCCGCGACTTCCATTGGTCATCGAGCCGGCCGCCTACATTGACTCTGACGAGGTCGGTTGATCGCTGCGGTTAGCCCCCGGCGGCCGCGCGGAACTTGTCCATCGAGGTCACCTTGGCCGGCGCGGTGGTCTTGTACGAGCCGCGGGCGCCGCCGCGCTGCTGAGGCTTCTTCCCGGTCTTCTCATCGGGGAGCCGGAGAGCGGCGAGCAGCTGCTTCATCTGATTCGCCGTCGCGTTCGCCTGAGAAAGCGCCGCGTCGATCCTCAGCTCGAGGTTCCCCTGCCGGTCCTCGGCGATGACCGCCCAGTTCGGGACGTCGCCGCGCAGGACCAGGTCGAGCTTGTCGAGCCGGTCCTTCGCGCGGCAGGCCTCGAGCAGCTGGACCTCCTGCACGGCGTCCAGGTCGTGCTCGTCGGTGACGGCCTTCCACAGTGTACGGCCGCCGATCGCGAGGCCCCTCGGAGTCGCAGTCACGATGGGTTACCTCCTGGGGTGTCTAGGGAGGTTTTCAGGGGTCTGGACAGCGAGCCACCTCCCCGGCGGTACTGCTGACCTGGGGCTTTAGGGATTACCCCCCACCCTCCAATGTCACGCTGAGTCACTGAGATCGACGTCATGTCCGCTGACGTACGGTCCATCGGATCGTTCGGTCACGAATCCCATCGTTCCGTAGGACTTGCCGAGCATCGGATCGCGCGTGTCTCGCCATAGCTCGATCGCCTTGGCCGCGACGATATCCAGACCTTCGTCGCTCTCGACGATGATGGTGTGGCCAGCGGTGGTGATGTCCACCTTCGTCACGTACCTGGCCCTGCCCTCACTCGTGGCGCCGCCTCAGCAAATGACGGACATGGTGTGCGATCGATCGAGCGATGGCTTGGCGATCATCCGACAATGGAGGACGAGACCACCACCGCGAAGCCTTACTGCCACCCGTGCCAGACCGACGACGTGACCGTCACAGGACGTGGGAACGAGGCGATCGGCCCAGGCCTGTGGACTACGGATGGGCAGCGGGCCACCGTGCCGATCACCTACTTCGACTGCAACCGATGTGGTCGGGAGCAGTCCGTCATCGGCTAGCCGTGCGCTGCCTTCCCGCCGGCTGACCGGTTGCAGAGTCGGTGCTCAGGTCCAGTCCAGGCGGTCCGGTCCGGCGTGTGCCCGAGATCCCACGGCGCTTCTGCCGCGATGCGTCGCAGCGGCATGAGACAGGTGATGGCGTGGCAGTCGATCTCCTCGCGCGCCTCAAACCTGCGCTCCCACTTCCTGCGCAGCCTGTCGTGATCGGCGTCGTAACCGCGGTCCTGCCTGCTGCCTCGGGCAATCTCCGCCTGCTGCTTGCAGCGAGGGCACCTGCCCTTGGCCACCAGCTTCGGGCAGCTGCCCTGGTGGGCTGGGCAGGAAACGCAGGAGCAGACGTGCAGGGCTCGGCGTCGCATCAGCCGAGCAACTTGACCGCCACGGCCAGGAGCAGCAGGAGCGAGCTGGGGAAAGCCATAGCGATGGCGATGGTCCAGTCGCGCCGGCTCATCCGAGGGCGGGCATTGCGGGAGTAGTAGATCTCGCCACGCTCGTACAAATCCACGAGCCACCCCCTTGTGGCGCGGGCCGGGATCGAACCGGCGACCTCTGGGTTATGAGCCCAGCGCGCTTCCAACTGCGCCACCGCGCACCGGCACCAGACAGCAGAACGCCCACCGCAGCGAGGCTGTGGTGGGCGGGTCTGAAGACAGTGGTGCTACTGGCAGATGATCGTCCGGCCTGGTCAGAGCATTGTCAAGTCACCGCGCCGGCCGCCGTCGAGAACGGCTGCTCGGACTTGTCGCCGCGCAGGATCGGCAGGGCACGGCGTATGCCCTCAAGCGCCTCGCTCGGGCTTGGCCATGCCTCCGGCCTGGTACAACAGCTGTGGGTGAACGTCGCGCTGGTGCTCCAGTTCAATGACCATGTCCCAAACCCAGATGGGCAGGTCGGATTGCCTCATGCTGCTGCTCCTGCCTTGCGTCGTGCCTGGTCGATGAGGACGTCGACGACGTCGCCGACGCGGTAGAGCGGCCGCCCGTGCGGGTCGTGCCCGTGCGCCACGATCCGCCCGCGGGCCGCCAGGTTGCGGATGGCCGAAGAGGTGACCGGCATGTCCAGCGAGGACAGGCCGGCGGCCAGCGTGGCGGCGATGGCGAGGGCATCCTCGGCCTCACCGCGCAGCCACCGCCGGCGAGCGTCCATGTCGTGGACGGTCCCGCAGCCGCCGCACTTCACCGTCGACGCACCCTCAGGCGCGTAGAGCTCGAAGTCGCAGCGGCCGTCCTCGAGCTTCACCCAGCACGGGCCGGCATACGCGGCAGTCGGGGGGCGGTCGACGCACCGGGCAAGCAGGGCGGCCGCGGCGGAGAGCTCGTCGACGTAAGCAGCGGCATCGCCGTGCTTGCGGATCCAGTCGAGCTGGGTGAGCAGGAACTGCGCCGCCCGGGCCGCGGGGTGGTCGACGCGCCTGCCCCGGATGACGGCGCAGCTCTGGTGCCGGCAGCCGTAGCCGGCCCGGCAGAGCGGGCCTTCCATCATGCCTGGCATCAGCACCTGGATCTGCCGGGTCTCGGCGATGTCCCTGGCCGTCGTGGTGATGTCGTTGATCGCGGCGTACGCCCGGTTAGCCATGCCGGGGAGGTACGGCAGCGCTGTGGAGAGGAGTGCGCCGCGCTTCGGCTTGTCGAGCCGGGCCGCCCAGCCGTGGGTCATCACCGGCAGGCGCCGGCGCTCGTCGTCCAGGTCCTCGTCTTCCTCCAGCTCGGCCGGCGCCGGTGAGAAGCCGCCCCGTTCGCCGTGCTGGGCGAGCCGGGCGATGGAGGTCTGCACTTCGACGGCGAGGTCGAGACGGATGACCTCGGTGAGGTACTCAGCGAGAGACCGGGTTTCGCGGCGGCAGACGGTGGCGTCTGTCGGGTCGCCGCAGATCTCGCAGGTGGGCTGCTGCATGGTCACCTCGTTGTTCGGGTGGTGCTGGTGGTCAGGAGCAGGTGCATTTCTGGATCGAGCGGAGGCATCCGCGGCAGCGCCAGGTGTGGCCGTCCAGGTCGTATCGGCCGAGGTAGGTCTGCCACTTGCCGCAGGAGCACTGCGGGTTCTTGCCGCGCCGGGCGAGCTCGCGCACCAGCTCCTCGTCGGTCAGTGCCCGTGCCGCCTCGGCGGCTGGCGACGGCTGGCTTCCGTCATGTGCGCCCATCAGAACTTCGCCGCGCCGTGGATGGGATTTCTCTCGGATTTCTGGCAGTACGGATAGGCGCCGGCCCCACAGGGCACGAATGTGGGCCGCCGCTCGGCGTTGATCTCCTCAGTCCGCTCGGGGCCGACGACCTGAGCAGTGACGTCGCCAGGCTCGATCAGGTTGTAGATGCGCGTGATCATCCGCTCGTCCTCGATGGGCTTGAACGGGTGCGGGTAGTGCTTGACGAACTCGGCCGGAGTGCCCTTGAGCGGGTCGACGCCGAGGGCCATGGCCAGCCCCCGCAGGGCTTCGACTTCTTCGGTATCCAGGAACCCACTACCGAAGTCCAGAGTGCTTGTCAGCTCGTCGAACAGGATCTGAGCGGTCAGCTTCGGGATGGTGATCTGCTCATCGGTCACAATGACACCGCCAGCTCGTCGAGGTGGAAGGTGCGACAAGGCTGGTTGCGCAGCGGGATACCGCGGCGCTTGGGGCCGAGCAGAAGCACGTAGGTGACGCCCCGGCCGAGCGGGCCGTTGGCGGCGAGGATGGGCAGCGCGCTGACCCAGCCGGCCACCTCGTAGACGCGGTCCCACTCGTCGGGCCCGATGGTGCCGGTCCGCTTGCACTGGATGAAGAGCATCTGGCCCGGCTTGATGCCCAGCAGGTCGATTTTGGAGCTGCCCTTGGAGCCGGCAGCGCGGACGACCTCGTAGCCGTTCGCGGCCAGGTCGTCGCGGACCTTGTGCTCGAAACGCGTCCCCTGGGCGTAGTGGCTCACGCGAACCGCCGATCGATGGCCTCGATCCAGGCGGTCGCCACTGCAGCCACCTGGATCAGCTCGGCGCGTAGCTTGACCGGGTCTGCCTCGTCCAGCGCCTCGTAGACCTCTTCGCGCAGGATGTGGGCCCAGGTGACGGCGCCTTCCCTGGAGGCGATCTCGGTGGCCAACCGTGCAGTTGGGGCCAGCGCCTTGCCGGGACGCCGGCCGGTGCCGTCGGGGTGGTTCTGCTCGCCCCACCTCGCGTCCTGTGCCTGGCGCTCGCTGACGACCTCGGACAGCACCAGCATGGTCGGGCCGGCCGGCGCGCTCTCCTCGATGGCCTGCCGGACGTAGCAGGCGAGGTCGAGCGCTTCCTGGTAGGCGTCGACGAGCGCGTCGCGGCCGTTGTGCGCCTGTAGGGCGGTTCCGTAGCGCTGAATGCCTACCTGCTCGCGCTCTACGTGGTCCTGACGGACCAG